TGCTTATGTAGAAAAAGAACCAACAGACACACTAGAAGGAGGCGCGGCATTCAAAGCAGTTAAAGTCGCGTATTCAATCTAATGGCACAGTATAATAAAAATACTAGAGAGTTCTTAAATCAAGAAAAAACATTATTCGAAGTTATGATGCTTTCGGATAACTGGGGAACTCGTGCCGATTTTCGCCCCGACTTCACGAGCAAGAATAGATTAAAGACATCTCCATACGAAACATCATTCTTCAATACATTTCAGTTTGGTAAGGAAACTGATGTATGGGATGAGACCACATCAAATGGTGGAACAGCGACATTCAACGCAAACCTTTCTGGTGTTGTAATGGCAGTAACTAATACTGCTGGTTCTGAAGTAATCCGTCAGACGAAGCATGTGATGAGATACATTCCTGGCAGAACATCCACACTAAGCTTTGCTATTCGCTTACAAACGCCAGTAGTAGGTGTTCGTAGAAGATTTGGTTTGTTTGATGAGAACAACGGCGTCTTCTTTGAGGATGCTGGAGATGGAAATTACTATTGTGTATTGAGAAGTAATACGACTGGTTCTGTAGTTGAGACCAGAGTTGCTAGAGCAGATTGGAATGGAGACAAGTTAGATGGAAATGGCAGAAGTAAAATTACTGCTGATCCAAATGCCCAGCACATGATCAATATTGAATATGAGTGGTATGGTGCTGGTCAAGTCAAATTCTCTTACACTATTGACGGCGAAACTCACAACATTCACACATTCAATACTGGAAATGTATTGAACACAGTTTGGTCAGCAACACCATTCTTACCCATTCGTTTGGAACTAAAGAATGTAACTGGTGCTGCTGGAACTCATTATCTTTATCAAGGTTCTAACTCAATCATTAGTGAGGGTGTGCCAGAGAAGTTGGGAACAGGTCAGAATATTCTGACGCCATTAGCAGGTAGAACGATGACACTTGCTAATACTTTTTATCCAATAGTTAGCATTCGTTTGAAGAGCACAGCACTTCAAGGTATTGCTCTCCCAACGGCATTCCAAGCAGCGACAACTGATAATGCTAACATTTTTTATAAATTAGTTGTGAACGCAACTCTTACTGGTACTTCGTGGGTTGATATGGCAGATCCAAATTCATTCACTCAATATGATCTTAGTGCTACAGGAATGACTGGTGGAACTGATATTGATGCTGGTTTTGTTGTTTCTGGTGCGAGCTCAACAATTCAAATCAACCCAAAAACATCAAACCAAATTGGCAGAAGTTCCATGGGGACTGTTTCTGATACTCTCACTCTCGCTGTTGCTTGCGGCAACGCAAACAAAAGTGCTATCGCTTCGATGACCTGGATAGAACAACGATGAAAAAGAAAGTTCCTACTGAAAAAGAAATCGCCAAGAAGCATGGTGTCTCTGTTGACACCATTGTTAGACAGGCAGAGATTGGTTCAACTGTAGAACGCGAGCATGTTACCACACATGAAGAAGCTTACGGAATTGCTCTACAGCATTTAGATGAGTTTCCAGATTACTACACACACTTACTTAAGATGGAAAAAGAACTAAAATCACAACACAAGAAAAGAACTGTCAAAGAAATGTGGGCAATCTGTGAAAACCATGTTGCGGTTGCCATGGGTAAAGAGATTGATGATGAAGGTGGTATGATCATGAGTCAACTCGATACTATTGAGAATGCAGTGACTCGTCTTCGCACAGTTGTAAGTGATCCTAAAATGCAACTACCAGGATGGGTGCAGTCTAAAGTAACTCTTGCTTGTGACTACATTGATACTGCTGCTGACTACATGACAAGTAAGACTGAAGAGTATGTTGCTGAGGGGGCTGCTTGGACAAAAAAGTCTGGTAAGAATTCAGAAGGTGGTCTGAATGAAAAAGGAAGAAAATCTTACGAGCGTGAGAATCCTGGAAGCGACCTTAAAGCACCTTCAAAGAAGGTTGGAAATCCCCGCAGGGCGTCGTTTTGTGCCAGAATGAAAGGAATGCGTAAAAGACAAAAAGATAAGAATAATACTGGCGAAGATCGTCTATCCAAATCTCTTCGTGCGTGGAATTGCTGACATAAAAAGTTATTATTGTAACTTGACAAACATTCATTACCCTATATAATATCATTACCGTATCAAGGTAAGACTCAATGGATACAAAGACCTGCCCCAAATGTGGGGCGTGCTGGATCGGTGGGCAACACTACTGGGTAGGCACAAATAAGAAGGGGAATGAAACGGAACTCGCTTCATTGGTTTGTGATAGATCAGGTGATGATACCTGCATCAATCCTGCAAGAGGAACCACCAAAGGAGATGGGTGGGAAAAAAGATTAAATAGTATGCAAGAAATCGAAAAGGATATTAGAAGAGCAAATGAGTGATAATGTATATCTTGGTAATCCTAATCTAAAGAAAGCTAATACCGCTATTAGTTTCACAAAGGATCAAGTCGAAGAGTTTATTAAATGCAAAGATGACCCAGTTTATTTTGCAAAGAACTATGTGAAGATCATCTCACTTGATGAAGGTCTTGTTCCTTTTGAGATGTATGATTTCCAAGAGAAACTCATTACTAACTTCCATACACATCGATTCAACATTGCCAAACTCCCAAGACAGACAGGAAAATCCACAACGGTTATTTCCTATCTGTTGCATTATGCTGTCTTCAACGACAATATTAAGATTGCTATTCTAGCAAACAAAGCAGAAACTTCAAGAGAACTTCTGTCTCGTTTGCAGTTGGCATATGAGAATCTTCCAAAGTGGATGCAGCAAGGTATTATAGCATGGAACAAAGGTTCGATGGAACTGGATAACGGTTCCAAGATTATAGCAGCATCCACCTCATCATCTGCTGTTCGAGGAAACTCTTTCAACATCATCTTCCTTGACGAGTTTGCGTTCGTTCCCAACCACATGGCAGAGCAGTTCTTTAGCTCTGTGTATCCTACTATCTCGTCAGGTAAGACCACAAAGGTTATTATCATTTCTACCCCACAGGGTATGAATATGTTCTACAAGCTGTGGCACGACGCAGAGCGCGGCAGGAACGGCTACGTGCCCCTAGAAGTGCATTGGAGTGCAGTTCCTGGCAGAGATGAGGCATGGAAGCAGGAGACGATTAGAAACACCTCTGAGAGGCAATTTACACAGGAGTTTGAATGCGAGTTCTTAGGTTCGGTTGATACTCTTATCTCTGCTGCTAAACTCAGAGCATTAGCATACGACGATCCAATCCAAGATAATGGTAAGGGATTGAAAGTTTACGAAGAAGCAAAGAAAGATCGTGATTATATTATGACGGTCGATGTTTCTAGAGGAACCAATAATGACTTCTCGGCATTTGTAGTATTTGATGTAACTACACTGCCTTGGAAGATTGTTGCTAAGTATCGAAACAATGAAATTAAACCTATTCTATTTCCAAATATCATAGATCAAGTTGCTAGAAATTATAACAAATGCTATATACTAATTGAAGTGAATGACATTGGTGAGCAGGTTGGAAACATCCTCCACTATGACTTAGAGTATCCAAACATCTTGATGTGTGCGATGAGAGGAAGAGCTGGGCAAATTGTCGGGCAAGGTTTCTCTGGCACCAAATCTCAACTTGGTTTAAAGATGTCTAAAGTGACAAAAAAAGTTGGATGCTCTAACTTAAAAACACTGATTGAAGATGACAAACTTATTATACCAGATTATGAGATTATCAGCGAATTGACTACATTTATTCAGAAGAATCAATCATTTGAAGCGGATGATGGTTTTAATGATGACCTAGTAATGTGTCTAGTTATCTTTGCGTGGTTAGCGGTTCAACCTTATTTTAGGGAGATGACTGACAACGATGTTCGCAAAAGAATCTACGACGAACAAAAGAATCAAATTGAACAAGATATGGCTCCCTTCGGATTTATATCAGATGGATTGGATGAAGAAGAGAAAATAATAGACGAAGATGGAAATGTTTGGTATACAGATGGATACGGAAATCCATATGCAGATGTAGAATATATGTTGGGATACTAATGGATTTAGAAGATCAGTTTTCATTAGAGCATTTATTGTTTCGAGAAAGAACTTGTAGAGTTTGTGGCGAAACAAAAGATGTCATGACTGATTTTTATATCACTAGAAAACCAAAAAAATATCTACTTTCTTCTTATTCATACGAGTGTAAGGATTGCACCATAAAAAGAATTACTAATAATAGAAAGGGTAAGAACCCAATCGTGTGGGAATATCCTGACTGGTAATTTGTTCATGCATTGTTTCCCCATTTGAAATAAACATTTTCATAAATATTTGTAGTTAAAAAAATGAACTAATTTCATCGAGGAGAGAAACATGGCAGGTCAAGTATCACCTGGAATTGTTCTAAGAGAGCGTGATTTAACTGCTTCTACTATCGTAGGATCTCAAGCAAACACAGCTGCATTTGTTGGCAGTTTTGCAAAAGGACCAGTAGGAGTTATTACCAATATCACAACAGAAAGAGAACTCTTAGAAACATTCGGTGCCCCAAATAACAATAATTACGAAGATTGGTTTGTTGCTTCAACTTTCCTTTCTTACGGCGGTCAACTTAATGTTGTTCGTGTTGACGATACCGCATTAAAAAATGCCGTCACTGAGAATGGATCTCAAGTTACTGACGCAACAAAATTATATGTTGCAGATGCAGATCCATTTACAGTTGGAGATATCGTAAAAGTTGACTCCGAATATTTTGCTGTTACCGCAAAATCAACTACAGGAGCAGAAAACTTAACGGTTACCAGAGCACAACTTGGTTCATCCGCTGCTAATCATGCTAGTGGAGCAACGGTTACCAAGTGGAATTATGCCGATTCAGCGACCACAACAGTTGTTAACGAAGCTCTAGATTCTACAGAAAACATTTTTACTCTTACTGGTGGATCTGGATTCAACGTCGGATCATATGTAAAAATTACTAACAACGTAGATTCTACGACTGAAATTGTTTTAATTACCGATGCTGAAGGATCAGATATTGTTGTAACTCGTGGTCAATTAGGAACAACCGCTGCAGCACAACCAACTTCAACAATCACAGCAACCGTATTAACGTTTGCTGCTACTGCTACAACAACTACTCTTTCGGAAGTATATCCTAGAGTAACAACCACTGGCATTGCTGCTCCAACAATCAAGTCTCTACAAAATTACGAGTCTGGTTTTTCAGGGTATACTTGGAAATTTGCTTCTCGCACTCCTGGAACTTGGTCCAATGATATTAGAGTTGCCTGGATTGATGGTAGTGTAGCATCATATGACAGCGTAACCATTGGCGGAACTTCTTCACTATGGTCATCAGTTGCTGCTCAACCAGCAAGTCCAACCACTGGATCTTCCACAGCAGATGATTTACATGTTATTGTTTTAGATTCAACAGGATTAATTTTAGAAAGTTTCTTATATCTTTCACGCACCTCATCTGCTAAAGACACTCAAGGTGCTTCTAGATATTATATTGATGTCATCAAAAACAAATCAGCATACATTTATGCTGGCGGTGGGGCACTCGGATCGAGTGGTTCTCTAGTTATGACTGGTGGAGTTGATGCATATACAACTACAGTTTCTACCATCAATACTTCATTCGATCTTTTTGCTGATACGGAAGAAGTAGAAGTTGATTTCATTCTAACTGGTGGAAGTCTTGCTGTTGAAGCAGACCAAGTAACAAAATCACAGAAAGTCATTTCTATTGCCGCAAATAGAAAAGATTGTGTAGCATTCGTTTCTCCACATAATGGATTTGTTGGTCTCTCTTCGTCAACTGCTCAAAGAGATGACATCATCACATTCTTCAATAGTGTAGGAACCAGCACCTCATATGCAGTTTTTGATAGTGGATATAAGTACATCTATGATAGATTTGCTGACACATACAGATACATTCCATGTAACGGAGACGTTGCTGGTTTATGTGTTCAAACTTCAGCAACTTTAGAAGATTGGTATTCACCAGCTGGTACTCAAAGAGGAAATCTAAAGAGTGCAGTTAAGTTAGCATACACTCCAACAAAAACAGATAGAGACAAACTATACCAAAAGAGAATTAACCCAATTGCTTCCTTCCCTGGACAAGGCGTAGTTCTATTTGGCGATAAGACTGCTTTAGCAACTCCAAGTGCTTTTGACAGAATCAATGTTCGTCGTCTCTTCCTCTCGATTGAAAAGAGAGTAAATCAACTAGCGAAAAATGTTCTCTTCGAATTAAATGATTCACAAACAAGAGGACAATTCTTCAACGCAGTGAATTCATATATGGCGGAAGTTAAAGCAAAGAGAGGAGTCACTGACTTCTTGGTTGTTTGCGATGAAACAAACAACACTGCAGATGTAATCGACAGAAATGAATTTGTCGCTGAAGTTTATGTACAACCTACAAGATCTATCAACTACATTACCATTACATTTGTTGCCACCCGCACTGGCGTGACTTTCTCTGAAGTTGTCGGTAGATAATTTTTTAAAAATCATTAACATTAGAGAGGTAACAAACAAATGGCAATTTCAAGTAGCGTAAGTGGATTCTTACAGAATATTAAAAATGGCGTAAGACCTAATCTTTACGAAGTTGATATCACATTCCCTTCAACACTTTCTGTTAGCACGGATGAGGATACATTAACTGGTATTCTTTGCAAATCAGCTGCTCTTCCAGCATCAAACTTAGGTGTTATTGAAGTTCCTTTTAGAGGAAGAACAGTTAAGATTGCTGGAGACAGAACATTTGATACTTGGACGGCAACGTTCTTTAATGATGGTCCTAATGCTAGTTCAACAGGATTCAAAGTTCGTAAAGCATTTGAAAAATGGATGGATGCAATTAATCAGCACGAAAAAAATTCTGCTTCATTAGTTGTCCCTTCAAGCACTGGATACACAGCAAACATTCTTGTTAAGCAATTAGAAAGATCTAATTCTGCTACTGGTAATGTTATTGCAACTTATAAATTATGGGATTGTTTTCCAACCAACATTTCTCAAATTGATCTTGCTTATGACAGCAATGATCAGATTGAAGAATTCACAGTTGAATTCCAAGTTCAATACTGGACAAGAGGGGAAGGAACCAGCGAAACTGACGTTGTAGCTGGCGCATAAATATAGTATCGGTAAGTGAGACAATTTAAATATGAGTCAACTTTTTGGATTCTCAATCAAATCTAAACAGGAGGAATTGAAAGGTCAGTCCCCAATTCCTCCTTCTGCTGACGACGCGGTAACCACTGTAGCAGGTGGTTATTTTGGTTCGTATGTGGATATTGATGGCGTAGCGCGTAATGAGTTTGATCTCATTAGGCGCTATCGTGATATGTCGATGCATCCAGAAGTTGACTCCGCTATTGACGAGATCGTTAACGAAGCAATTAATTCTAGTTTAGATGATACTCCTATTTCAATTGAGTTGTCTAATTTAGATGTAAGCGAATCAATCAAGAAAAAAATTAGAGAAGAGTTTTTATATCTTCTCCGTCTTCTTCATTTTGATACCAGAGCTCATGAAATTTTTAGAACTTGGTATATTGATGGTAGACTATATTATCATAAAGTCATTGATCTTGCTAATCCTAAAGCGGGTATTCTTGAACTCAGATACATCGATCCACTCAGAATCAAAAAAGTAAGAGTTCAAAATAAAGATCCTAAGTTAGCACAAAATTTACAAGGTATTCAAGGAACCGCTTATCAATATGACTTTGGTGAGTATGTAGATTACTACATGTATAATCCTAAGGGATTCATCAGTTCAACCTTTGACGTTAACAACGCAACAAGTGGCGTCAAAATTGCGAATGATGCAATCACTTATGTTCAATCAGGTATTCAAGACCTCAACAAAAAGATGGTTTTGAGTTTCCTACACAAAGCAATCAAATCACTCAACCAGCTTCGCATGATCGAAGATGCGCTGGTTATCTATCGTTTGTCACGCGCACCAGAAAGAAGAATTTTCTACATCGATGTAGGCAATCTACCTAAGGTAAAGGCAGAGCAATACCTACGCGAAACAATGGCGCGTTACAGAAACAAACTCGTTTATGACGCACAGACTGGTGAGATTCGTGACGACAAAAAGCATATGAGTATGCTTGAGGACTTTTGGCTCCCCAGACGTGAAGGTGGCAGAGGAACAGAAATCACAACTCTGCCTGGTGGTCAAAATCTGGGCGAACTTAAGGATGTCGAATACTTCAAAAAGAAACTATACAACTCACTTAACCTCCCACCATCACGTTTAGATGATGCTAACCAAGGATTCTCACTTGGTCGTTCATCTGAAATTTTACGTGATGAACTTAAGTTTGCCAAGTGGATTGCAAGACTTCGTAAGAAGTTTAGCGCAATGTTCCATGACATGCTAAAAACTCAACTCATTCTAAAAGGAGTTATTGCTCCAGAAGATTGGGAAGAAATGCAAGAGCATATTCAATATGACTATCATTTTGATAATCATTTTGAAGAACTTAAGCAAGCAGAACTTATGGGCAATCGCCTACAAGTTGCTACTCAGTTAGATCCTTTCTTGGGTAAATATTATTCTATTGAATATGTCAGAAAGCAAGTTCTTATGCAATCTGATACAGAATATGATGAGATCACTAAGCAAATGGAATCCGAAATTGGAGAAGGTAAGATTCCTGATCCTATTCACACCAACTTGATGAATGCTGCATCACTTGAGGTTGGCGCAATGCCTCCACCACCTCCAGCACCTGCTGCTCCACCTAAACCCAAAACATCAGAAAAATAAATAGTTTATTATAGGTTAATTACATGGACACTATTGAAGTTGTAAACGCTGTGCGCGATGGCAATCGCCTCGCTGCTATAGATAAAATTGCTGACATTCTTTACGGAAAAGCATCACAAGCAATGGGTGACTATAAGCAAATTGTTGCTAAGTCATTCTTTGATTCTCCAGAAGAGGAGGTAGAGTTCGAATCACCACAAGAGGAAACAGAAGAATGAAACTAATCACCGAGAGCATTGAGGAAGTACAAGTCCTCGTAGAAGAATCAAACGGCAAAAAAAATCTTTACATTGAAGGTGTTTTCCTTCAAGCAGATATTAAAAATCGTAATGGTCGCGTTTATCCTTTCGGTGTATTAGAGCGCGAAGTTGGTAGATACACAGAGCAATATGTTACATCTGGTCGTGCTCTTGGGGAACTCGGACACCCAGATGGACCAACCGTAAATCTTGATCGTGTATCACATAAGATTGTTTCTCTCAAAGCAGAAGGAAGCAATTTCATTGGCAAGGCACAAATTCTTTCAACTCCAATGGGCAATATCGCTAAGTCTCTTTTAGAGTCTGGCGTAAAACTCGGAGTATCTTCTAGAGGCATGGGTTCTATTGAAGAAAAGAATGGAGCAAACTATGTTCGTGATGATTTCATGCTTGCAACTGCCGCTGATATTGTAGCAGATCCTTCCGCACCTGATGCATTTGTTAACGGAATTATGGAAGGAAAAGAGTGGGTGTGGGAAAATGGCATCATTAAAGAAGTAAATGTTGCTAAATATAAAAGATATATTTCTGAATCTACCAGAAAGAATCTTGAGGAGAGGTCGTTAAAAGCATTTAACCACTTCTTACAAAGTTTGTAATTTAATAAATAATCATAGAATAACCATATTGTAGAATTTACGAGGAATCTCAAATGTCAGATAACTTAAACGAAAAGTTTGAGGAGCTTGTAACTGAGTCAGAAGTTGGACTAAGTGCTCTCTCTCCTTCAATCGTTCCTGGTCAGTCTTCTGGTAGTCAGTACATGCAACCAGTCGGCGGTGCCGTAAGCGACGCGCAAACTAGAGGTAAGGGTCAAGACCCTAGACCAACTGTTCCAACTTCTGTTGTCCCTTCAGAATCTGAAGTAGACAATGGTGGTTCAGATTTTGAAGATCCAGAAGGCGAAGAAAATCCTGGTGCTAAAGCTGCTAAAGGAATCAGTAAAGTTAGCGATGCCCAGACCAGAGGTAAAGGACAGGATCCAGCACCTTCAGTTAAGCAATCTGGTTATGGTCTTGAGTCAACGACTCAAAACACAGTAAAAGTATTTGGTATGGAAGCAATCGAATATTCCGCTGAGGAAGATGTTGCTGCCCTTACCGAAGGTGGAGAGTTCTCCGAAGATTTCAAAGCGAAAGCATCAACAATCTTCGAAGCTGCTGTTAAGTCAAGAATCGAAGAGCAAGTAACTGCTATCGCTTCTTCACTCGAAGAGCAGTTCTCCGCCAAACTCCAAGAAGAGATTGCGTCTCTTGCTACTAAAGTTGATGAAACACTCAACTACGCAATCACTACTTGGGTAGAAGAGAACCAAGTGGCTCTTGATGCTGGTCTCAAACTTGAGATTGCAGAAGAGTTCATGGGTGGACTCAAAAAAGTTTTTGAAGAAAACTACCTCGATCTCCCATCGGAGAAAGTCAACGTTGTTGAAACGATGACTGAGGAGCTTTGTGAAATGGAAGGTCGCCTCAACGAACAACTTGAGCGTAACATTGAACTTAATAATAAACTCGCTGGTTATCATAAGCAAGTCGTCCTCAATCAAATGAGCGAAGGTCTTGTAGATACTCAAAGAGAAAAGCTTGCTTCTCTTGCTGAAGGAGTAGAATTTGTTTCTGAAGAAGACTTCAAGAACAAAGTCGCAACTCTCATTAGCAGCTACTTCCCTAAGCATGTAGTAACTGAGCAAGTTTCTGATGAAGCAGTAGCAGAAGGTCAAGAGAATATGTCACCAGCAATGGCAGCATACCTCAAGACTCTCTCACGCTGGCAGTAATCATTTCGATAAATAATTAACAAACCCAAACACTCAAAGGAGTTTTAAGCAAATGTCAGATTCAAGACTTTTGCAGGAAAAGTGGGCACCTGTCCTTAACGCTAATGGCACTGGTCTCTCAGAGATCAAAGATCCATATCGTAGAGCAGTTACCGCCGCCCTGCTAGAAAACCAAGAGCGTGCCATCCGCGAAGAGCATGGTATGCTAAACGAAGTATCAGTTAACAGCCTTGGTGGCGTCGGCGGTTACGCTGGCACTGGTGCTCTAACCTCAAACTCAGGTTCAACAGGACTTGCTGGTTTCGATCCTATCCTAATCAGCCTAATCCGCCGTTCAATGCCTAACCTTGTCGCTTATGACATCGCTGGCGTTCAACCAATGAGCGGTCCTACTGGTCTTATCTTCGCAATGCGTGCGCGTTACGAAGCTCGTGATGGTGCTGAGGCGCTATACTACGAACCAGATTCAGGATTCTCTGCTGGTAACGATGGCAACACAGCTGGTTCTTACGCCGTTCGTGCTGCTGATGGTACTTCAGTTGGTGGTGGTTCGACTTCAGATGGTAACAACCCTGCTGTTCTTAACGACGCATCACCTGGCGCTTATGAAGTTGCTCGTGGTATGACCCGTGAGACTTCAGAAACTCTAGGCGAAGCTGCTGCTCTCTTCCGTGAAATGAGCTTCAGCATCGAGAAGACCTCGGTTACCGCTAAGACTCGTGCTCTCAAGGCAGACTACACCCTAGAACTCGCACAAGACCTCAAGGCTATCCATGGTCTTGATGCTGAGCAGGAACTAGCAAACATTCTCTCCAGCGAAATCCTTGCTGAAATCAACAGAGAGATCATCCGTACAGTTTACACCGTTGCTCAAGCAGGTGCTCAACAGGATGTTGCTACTCCTGGTACTTTCGACCTCGACGTTGACTCCAATGGTCGTTGGCAAGCAGAGAAGTTCAAGGGTATGCTCTTCCAACTTCAGCGCGATGCTAATGCTATCGGTCAACTAACCCGCAGAGGTAAGGGTAACTTCGTAATCTGTTCAGCAGACGTTGCTTCGGCACTTAACCTTGCTGGCGCTCTAGATTACGCTCCTGCTCTTAACACCTCACTCAACGTTGATGACACTGGTAACGTCTTCGCTGGCGTTCTTCAGGGTGGCATCCGCGTTTACATCGATCCATTCGGTGCTCCTGTTTATTCACAGGGTTCTGCTGCTAAGCACTACTATGTCATGGGTTATAAGGGCACATCACCTTATGATGCTGGTCTTTTCTATTGCCCATACGTTCCTCTCCAAATGGTTCGTTCGATCAATCCTGACACCTTCCAGCCTAAGATTGGCTTCAAGACTCGTTACGGCATGGTCAGCAACCCATTCGTTTCAACCACACAATCCAACGGAATTGCTGGTGGAACTCCTGATGGTTCAACTCTTACCGCTGGTACTAACCAGTACTACAGAAGAGTTAAGGTCATCAACCTCACCTGATCTTCACGATCATTTTTCAAGACCCCTTCGGGGGTCTTTTTTTATGGAAATAAATAGTGAAAAAAGGATAAGATCATGTCAGCAAAATGGTTTCAAGAACAACCAGGAAATAGAAATTTTTTAGCTCCATCTGGATTTAAAATGAATCTAGAATTATTTCCTGGTGTTGACTTTTTTTGCCAACGAGCAAATGTTCCTGACGTTAATGCTCCGTTTGTAGATGTATCTTCAAAATTTAGAAACGTACCACTAATTTCTTCGGGTGGTATAACATATGGAGATTTCACAATAAAATTTATTGTGGATGAAGATATGAAAAATTATCTGACAATTTATAATTGGTTGCAAAAAAATAATTTAGCGGAAGATTTTGCAACTTCAGATATTGAATATTCGGAAGGACAATTATATATTTTAAATAGTAATTATCAACCAAACGTAATTGTAAATTTTGAAGATCTATTTCCAATAAATCTCACTGGATTAGATTTTGATGTAGCAGATCAAGATGTAGAATACTTAACTGCTGAAGTAACTTTTAAATTTACACGTTATATTTTTAGAAATAAATTAAACAAGGAATTATAATTTATGAAATTTGATGATTTGAAAACTCTCTTTGATCATGTTAAATCAGAATGGCAGGAAGATTCCCATATCGACTTCCAATTCAAAAGCAAACAATACTCAGCAGATCTAGCACAGATCTCCCTAGACATCCCGTATCAACACAATAAATATTTAAACTTCTACAACGATTTCTCCACAGAGAAGACTGCACTGGAATTCCAGTATCGTATGAAGTTAAAACAAAAAAGAGAATATTATCAAGGCGAAGCCGATCCAGAAGTTTACAAAGAAAAACCATTTGGGCAATCCATCAAAACATCCGAAAAGATGAAAGTATATCTAGAGGCGGATGAGGATTTAATTAACATCGAAATGAAAATAGAATTTATTAATAAGGCACTTTTCTTTTTGGATAATATCCTTAAAATGATTTCCAACAGAAGTTTCCAAATTAAGAACGCTATTGAGTGGGAAAAATTTATTAACGGAAACACCTAATGTCAAATCTGGTAGTCGCAAAGAAGAATAACATCTTCTTAACCATCAACGCAGAACCACACGTTCACTATGAACTCGCAGATTATTTCACATTCGATATCCCTAATGCCAAGTTTATGCCCCAGTATAGAAGTGGCATGTGGGATGGAAAGATTAGACTCTACTCGCCAGGAACAGGCGAGCTCTATTGTGGTCTCATCTCACATCTCAAAGAATGGAGCGGAATCAAAGGTTATTCAATTGATTACAAACCAAACAAATTCTACGGAGATGTAGAAGAAAAGAATGATCACATTTCCCTTGAAGGTGTTAGAGGTTTCATGGGTGCTGTGTGCCCTAATCACGAACCACGCGACTATCAAGTTCAAGCAGTGTATGAAGCATTGCTACACAATCGTAGACTTTTATTATCCCCAACTGCCTCAGGTAAATCTTTGATGATTTATTCTCTGGTGCGTTACTACTATGCAGCAGAGTATAAGAAAACAGGAAAGAAAACTCTTATCATTGTTCCCACCACTTCACTGGTGGAACAGATGTATAAAGACTTCGAAGACTATGGTTGGGATGTAGAGGAACACTGCCACAAAATCTATGGCGGTAAAGATAAGAACGTAGAGAAAGCAGTTATCATTTCTACATGGCAATCTATCTACAAATTTCCTAAGCGTTGGTTTGATGATTTCTCTTGTGTCATCGGTGACGAAGCACACTTGTTTAAATCTAAATCACTTACTGGCATCATGACTAAACTCCATGAAGCTAAATATCGTTTTGGTTTCACTGGAACACTGGATGGTTCTGCTACACACAAGTGGGTGCTAGAAGGATTGTTTGGTGAGTGTAAGCATGTTATCAAAACAGACAAGCTTATCAAGGATGGTCACCTATCTGATTTTAGAATCAAGGTTCTTCTACTCAAACACGAGAAGCAAGAGTTCTTTGATTATCAAAATGAGATTGATGCAATTGTTGACAACCCAAAACGTAATCGTCTCATTCGCAATCTAGTCAGAGACCTAGAAGGAAACACATTAGTTCTTTTTAACTATGTTGAGCGTCACGGAATGCCTTTACACGAGAGCATAAATAGTGTCGTTAAAGAAGGTCGTAAAGTTTTTCTAGTCTATGGTGGAGTAGACACAGAAGAACGCGAAGAGATTAGACGAATCACTGAGATTGAAAATGATGCAGTGATCGTAGCTTCATACGGAACATTCAGTACAGGTATTAACATTCGTAATCTACACAATGTTGTATTTGCTTCTCCATCAAAGTCTAGGGTAAGAAATTTACAATCTATTGGTAGGGTGCTTCGTAAAGGTCAAAACAAAACCTACGCAACTCTTTACGATATAGCAGATGAGTTCTGCCGAACACCTCAAAAAAACTACACGCTTAAACATTTGGATGAGCGTTTGAAAATCTATGAAGAAGAAAAGTTTAATGTAGAAATAATCAAAATCGATCTAAGATAATATGGAAGAAGAGTTTTATGCCACAATGAAACTAACATCTGGTGAAGAAGTTGTAGCAAAAGTTTGTTATGACAAAGATGATGATGTTGTTATTGTTTTCAATCCTCGTGTGGTTGAGAAAATTGAAATGAAAAAAAAGAATATGATTGTAGAAGGAATCGTGTTCGATGATTGGATAAATGCTACTGAGGAAGATATGTTTATTATTCCTCGTAATCAAATTATTACAATGGTCGAACTCGATAAAAGAATTGCTGGATTCTATGAAGATCATTTAGACGATAAAAGTCTGTATAGAAAATCAAGATCCTCTGAACCTAAATCAAATTCAAAAAGACAAAACCCCAAGAACCATGAAGGTTACTTAGGGTCTATTAAAGAAGCTAAGAAGTTATTAGAAGAGATATATAACAAATCTTGAAAGCGCCACATTGCTATTATATACGGATTTGAAACCTCTGTCAAGCCCCTTTACAAAATCCATTTGGTGTGTTACAATACGAACACGAATGGATACCACCAATGCTAGTAGTAGATAAACCAATGGGTAAAAGGACAACTAAAGAAAATTATGTAAACAACCGAGAGTTCTTAGATGCCCTTATGGTTTATCGGCAGAAGGTTGCTGCTGCCAAAGAATCTGGTGATCCTAAACCAATGGTTCCCAACTATATTGGAGAGTGCTTTCTTAAAATTGCTACACATCTATCATACAAACCAAACTTTGTCAACTACATGTTTAGGGAAGATATGATTTGTGATGGTATTGAAAACTGCCTTCAGTATATTGATAATTTTAATCCAGAAAAATCTACTAATCCATTCGCTTACTTTACTCAAATTATCTACTATGCTTTTCTGCGTCGTATTCAACGAGAGAAAAAGCAACTAGAAATCAAAACCAAGATTCTTGAAAGGTCAGGGTTTGATGAAGTTTTGCATATGGATAGTCACAGCGGTGACATGTATGGATATAATAGCAGCAGTGCTGATATGAACAGCATCAAAGAAAACCTTGAAATGAGATCTAAACGATGACAATTGCCCTTATTACTGACCAACACCTTGACGGAAGAAAAGGTAGCGTCGCGTTCTGGGAATATTTCAAAAAGTTTTATGATGATGTGTTCTTTCCTACACTAGAAAAGCATAACATCAAAACAATTATTGACCTGGGAGATACCTTTGACAATCGCAAAGGTATTGACTTTAATGTTTGGAATCGTGTGCGTCGGCATTATTTCCAACGCCTAGAAGATATGGGTGTTTATGTTCACATGATTCTTGGTAATCATTGTGTATACTATAAGAACACCAACGAAATTAATTCGCCAGAACTTCTGCTAAAAGATTTTAGTAACATTGAAATCTATTCAAAACCAGAAACAGTAATGATTGAGGATACTAAAATTCTAATGATGCCATGGATTAATTCTCAGAACTACGATGAGACAATGACATGGATTAATGATACCAATGCCGAAATTGCTATGGGTCACTTGGAGTTGAATGGATTTGAAGTTACTCCTGGTATGAAGATGGATCATGGCATGGATGCTTCTATCTTCTCTAAGTTCAAACAAGTATTCTCAGGTCACTATCACCACAAATCATCTAGAGGTAACATTACCTATCTTGGCAATCCTTACCAGATGTTCTGGAACGATTATAAAGACGAGCGAGGATTTCATCTATATGAACCAAAGACAAATAAACTCAAGCGGGTCAAGAACCCTTATGAGATTTTCACGAAAATCTATTATAATGATTCTACTGATTCTCATCTCAGCGTCACTCCCGCTGAGTGTACAAATACTTTTGTCAAGATTATCGTAGAAGATAAAAAAGATTATCTAGCATTTGAGAAGTATGTAGATTCCGTATTTGCTTCTCAACCGCATGATGTTAAAATTATCGAGACTTTGGTTACTAGTGATATTGAAGACACAGAAGAGAATGTAGAAATCAAAGATACTCTATCACTTCTAAATGAATACATTGACGAAGTAGAGATATCCGTCAACAAAGACAAACTCAAGAATATTATGAAAACCCTATATATTGAAAGCTGTGAGGTAGTATAATGTTCCTCATCACCCTTAAAGAGCATCCCGATGGCGTATACTCAGTCATTGACGACGAGGGTGATCATGTGGTATACTTCTTTGAAGACGAAGACGATGCCGATAGGTATCTCGGATTATTGGAAGCTAACGATAAAGATGGCGACCTCCCACCTCTCAGAACATATGAAGTTGATGCTAAAGCAGGCATCGGTATGTGTGAACTGAGAGGAATGAAATACATTGTAGTTGAACCTGACGACATTATTATTCCTCCGCCAAATTATGATAATCTTCAAGACGATTAAATGGAAGAACTTTCTTTCAACTGGTAATCAGTTCACTGAGGTTGACCTGACCAGTAAAAAAAGCACTATCATTGTAGGTTCTAATGGCGCAGGAAAGAGCACCATTTTGGATGCTCTTACGTTTGCTTTGTTTGGTAAACCTTTTAGAAAGATTAATAAACCCCAACTGATCAACTCAATCAATCAAAGTGATTGTGTTGTAGAACTTAATTTTGATGTTGGTAAGAATAAATACCAAGTGATTCGTGGTATCAAACCAGCGAAGTTCGAAATCTATCAGAATGGTGCTCTTCTTAATCAAGATGCTTCTGCTGTAGATCAGCAAAAACATTTTGAGCAGACCATTCTCAAAATGAATTACAAATCATTTACTCAAATTGTGGTGCTTGGGTCATCGACCTTTGTGCCTTTTATGCGTCTTCCGTTGGCAGCTCGTAGAGAAATCATCGAAGACATCCTTGACATTCAAATCTTCTCAACCATGAATGTCAATCTTAAGGAGAAGATTAAAATTATTAACGATGAACTGAAAGACCATGAATATAAATTCTCTTTAATTAAAGAGAAGATCGACATGCAAAAGCAGTTCATGCTTGACATTGAAAAGAAAAACAAAGAACACATCCAAGAGAAAGAAAATAAGAAAGAAATTCTTTTAACTGAAGCTCTAAATTATGAGACACAAATTCTCGATAACGACAAGGAAATCAACGTTAAGACCACTGCCGTTTCAGACACGTCGAAAGTTAAAGCAACGATCGCTAAGGTTGACTCGCTCAAGAACAAAATTACAACCAAGCAAAAGTCATATAATAAAGAAAAAGTATTCTTTCAACAGAATGATTCATGCCCGACATGCGGGCAATCGATTGAGGAACATTTTAAACAAGAAAAGATCCAAGTTCTCACGGATAAACTTGCTGAGGTGGAGAAAGCAATGTCTGATTTGGGACAACAACTTTCCAATCTCCAAAGTCAAGAGAATACCTTTGTTCTTCTGATTGATGAAATAAACGAACTCAATCTAAAGAACCGACAACTAAAGAATGACATTACCTCACTTCATCGACGTATTGAAGAACTGGACGACGACATCAGAAAACTGCGGAATTCAGATGTCAATCAACGGGAGCAGTTTTCGATACTTAAATCCCTCAGCGAAGATGGGAAGCGAATCCAAGAAACGATTTCAGAAACAAAAGAAGAAAAAGATTGCCTCCTCACAGCGGCGCAGTTACTCAAAGACTCGGGGATCAAAACGAGGATCATCAAAAAATATCTCCCGACGATGAATAAACTCATCAATGGGTATTTGGAAAAGATGGAGTTTGCTTCCAGCTTTACCCTTGATGAAAACTTTGAAGAAGTAATCAAATCACGTTACCGAGATGAATTTAGTTATGAATCTTTTAGTGAAGGAGAAAAGGCTAGGATTGATATCGCTCTGTTGCTTACTTGGCGTAGCGTTGCTAAACTTAAGAATAGCGTGGATACTAATCTTCTAATCCTTGATGAAATCTTTGACGGGTCACTTGATCAAAATGGTAACAGCGACTTAGGATGGATTCTTAAAACTTTTGATGAGAAGACAAACGTATTTGTTATTTCTCACCGCGACAATATGGCGGATAAGTTTGATCGTTGTCTACGATTTGAGAAACATAAAAATTACTCATACGTTACTGAAGACACATTAGACTAACTTAACAGGGGTTGCTTCGGCACCCCTTTCGTCGTATAGTAGGTTCATCAACGAAAGAGACCCATGTTAAACGTCGAAGTCAAGGGCAACCTCGCTCGCCTGCTCGCCACCGAGAACCTTATTGTAGAGCACCGCCCTGTAGAAACGGCGATGTTTAACGTGAAAGATCGTATCCTGACTCTTCCTATGTGGGAGCGGGCATCTGCCAACGTATACGATATGCTGGTGGGTCATGAAGTGGGTCATGCTATCTACACTCCTGATAAATGGGGTGATGACTATGGCATTCCTCAGTCTTATCTCAACGTGTGTGAGGATGCTCGCATTGAGAAACTGATGAAGCGTAAGTTTCCTGGTCTTGCTCGTAACTTCTATTCTGGTTACAAAGAACTTCAAGATCAGGATTTCTTCTGTATCGGTGAACGTGAACTGGATAGTTATGCTCTGATTGATCGCATCAATCTTTACTTTAAGGTTGGTATTCATGCTGGCGAAGTGTTCTCTTGGAATGCTGAAGAGAAAGATATTGTAGATGAACTTGCTGATGCTGAAACCTTTGAACAAGTTGTGGATGTTGCTCGCAAGATTCTCGCATACACTGAGCAACAGGAACAACAGCAGGTCGTAGAAGCACAGGCAGACATCCAGCAATCTACTCAAGGTGGGGGTGATTCCACTCAAGGTGGGGGTGATCCTACCGATGGTGAAGGTGATCAACCTCAGCAAACTTCTGGCGACGGCAACCAAACTAAGGGTGCTGATTCCGATCAACCTGATGGTCAGGGTGAAGGTGCTACCAATGGCGGTGGTCAAACTAATACGCTTGAGTCTGAAACTGACAAGGCATTCACTGAGAATCAGAAACAACTCATTAGTCAGTATCCTCGCTCTCAGCACCTCAACTACATTGAGCTTCCTGACCTTAATGTAGATTCTTTTGTCATCAGCAACAAAGAAGTGCAAGATGATTGTAACACTAGTTTCAATGAGCAGGCGCAAGTTCTCTTCAAAGAAGTTGACAATCAGTATCTGAAGTTTCGTGCTGAAGCTCAACGCGAGGTTAACTATCTTGTGAAAGAGTTTGAGATGCGTAAGTCTGCAGACCAGTATGCTCGTGCTAGCACTGCCAAGACTGGAGTTCTTGATACTGCTATGCTTCATACCTACAAGTGGAATGAAGATGTGTTCAAGAAAATCAATGTTGTGCCCGATGGTAAGAATCATGGTCTGATTTTTATCCTTGACTGGTCTGGTTCTATGGGTGGTATATTGCAAGATACTGCTAAGCAACTGCTGAACCTCGCATGGTTCTGTAAAAAAGTGCAGATTCCTTTTGACATCTATGCTTTCACCAATGACTATTGGTATAACAAATCCTACGACTATTCTTCTGGTGTTCGCACCAAACCCCAACATCTACAGAAAGCTAAAGCAGGTCAAGTCAAACTTTGCGAACACTTTCGTCTGCTGAATCTTGTCAGTGGTAATGGTCGTAATGGCAAAGACCTTGAAGCACAACTCAAAAACTTCTGGCGTCTTGTTGTTGGCAATGGTAGTTACTCTGGTTACTCTATGCCTGCTGGATATAGTCTGTCTGGCACTCCTCTTCATGAAGCTGCTATTTCTCTTACCGCACTTATTCCTGCCTTTCAAAAACGTAACAAAGTTCAAAAGACTAATGTTATTATTCTGACTGACGGCGAATCTGCTAGCATCAACTACTACACTGATCAGAAGTATGGTAGTCGTATGGGCACGAATCATGTAACCAATGATTGTGTTTTGCGTGATCGTAAAACTGGTCGTGTGTATGCTCGCTTTGATGATGGTGGTTACTATGGTAACTCTGATAAAATCACCAAAGTGTTTCTTCAAAATGTTCGTGATCGCTTTCCCGATGTAAACCTGATTGGTATTCGTCTGGTGAATGGTCGTGGTCTGAATAGCACTTACAGTGCTGAAGAATGTAAAACTTCTTGGGATGAAGTTCAGAAGCAGTGGAAGAAAAACAAGTCCGCTGAACTTGTTGAGCATCTGGGTTACCAGGCACTCTATCTGATGGGCACCGATTCGCTATCTGCGAATAGCGAATTTGAGGTTGAGGATGATGCTTCCGAGAAAGAAATTGGCAAGGCATTTACTAAAGCACTCGCTAAGAAAGGTGTTAATAAGAAGATGCTGACCTCCTTTGCCTCACTCATTAGTTAACCTAATCAATGGGGGCTTGTGCCCCCACCTCTTTTGCCCTATAATATCTACATACCAAACGACCCACACCATGAAAAACTTTGAAGTCGCCCCACTGATTGACCGCTTTGGTTCTGTTGTGACTGCCGCTGACCTTCGCACCTATGCCGACGAGATTGGTATGTCCTACCAAACTCTCACCAAAAAACTGGATCAGTTTAAGGTGCATCGTGGCATGTGGCATCTGACTGCTATTGAACAACTGGAGCAAACTTATAATCAACCCGCCGTTGAACCTGTGGCAGAAACCCCTGAAAACTTTATTCCTGCGAAAGATGCTTCCTTCGTCAGCTTTGGTAACTTTAGTGATATTAAGAAGATTGTTTCTTCTCGTCAGTATTATCCTATCTTCATCACTGGTCTCTCTGGTAACGGTAAAACTTTCAGTGTGGAGCAAGCTTGTGCTCAACTGAAGCGTGAACTGATTCGTGTCAACATCACGATTGAGACTGATGAGGATGACCTGATTGGTGGTTTCCGTCTTGTCAATGGTGAAACCGTGTGGCACGATGGTCCCGTGGTTCAAGCACTGAATCGCGGTGCTATTCTTCTGCTTGACGAGATTGACCTTGCCTCTAACAAAATCCTCTGCCTGCAATCTGTGCTTGAGGGTAAGGGCGTCTTCCTTAAGAAGATCGGTAAGTATGTCAAACCCGCTGATGGTTTCAACGTTGTTGCTACTGCCAACACCAAAGGTAAGGGCAGTGATGATGGTCGTTTCATCGGCACTAACGTTCTCAACGAAGCATTCCTTGAGCGTTTCCCTGTAACCTTTGAGCAGGCATATCCTACTCCTAAGGTTGAAACTGCAATCCTTAAGAAAGCTTCTGAGGCACTCAACTGCTATGATGAGGAGTTTGTGAGTCGCTTGGTTGCATGGGCAGAGATTATTCGTAAGACCTTCTACGATGGTGGTGTTGACGAAATCATTTCCACCCGTCGTCTGGTTCACGTTATTCGTGCCTTCAGCATCTTCGGCAAGCGCAAGAAAGCAATCGAAGTGTGTATTGCTCGTTTTGATGATGAGACTAAGCAATCCTTCATGGAACTCTACACTAAGATTGATGCTTCTATCGATGCTCCTACTGAAACCACTGAACCTGCAACCTTCTGATGTTTGATAATCTCCCTCGTCACACCCTCATTCGCAAAATGGATGGGGGTCTTTTTTTAATCAAATGTAAAATTTACCAATGGCTTGGTGGCAAAAATTGCCCGTGTTACATTGGTCATCTTTATTCTGGCAATGGGGTTGACTATGAACCCGCAACATGCTATATTACTGATATTGAATGTGTCTTGGAGGACGCTTAACTATGCAATGGAAATACAACGAGGAGCAAATCCTCAATGAACTGCGAGATTACATCGCCAAAACCTATCAGCAGCATTATTCTGCTGGTGATGATAAAATTCAAACCCTTGATTTGATCGAAGCATGTGGTGATGGAGAAGCATTCTGTCGCAGTAATATCCTCAAGTATGCTTCTCGTTACGATAAAAAAGGTAGCGCCCGTATGGATATTATGAAGGTGCTGCATTACGCAGTTCTTCTCATGAATTTTAATGATAAAAATGCAACCCGTGAAGATTACCACCGATGAGTACAGTAGCACTTTCCCCATCTACACTTCAGATTCTAAAAAACTTTGCGACGATTAATACGTCCATCGTTATTAACAAAGGTAATGTTTTGAAGACTATCAGCAATGCTGAGAACATTCTAGCTACCGCCGCCGTGGAAGAAACTTTCCCTCGCACCTTTGCTATTTACGACTTAAACCAGTTTCTTTCTGGTATGTCATTGTTCGATAATCCTGTTCTGGTATTTGACAATGATGATTATGTTACTATTCAGGGTGGTCGTAGTCGCACCAAGTATTACTTCAGTGATCCTGAGATTACTTTGAAAACTGCACCAGATAAGAAAGTAAACTATCCTGGTTCTGATATTCAATTTACTCTTTCTGCTTCTGATATTTCTGGTATTCAGAAAGCAAAAGGAATCTATGATATTCCTGATTTGAATATTATTACTACTGATGAAATTGTTCTTTCTGTTAAAGACAATGAAAGTTCGACATCAAACACTTATGATTTGATTGTTCCTGGAACATTTGAAGGTGAACATTCCCTTACTCTCAAGGTTGAAAACATTCGTCTTCTTCAAGGAGATTACTCGGTTGGTGTTTCTAAACATTATATTACTGAGTGGAAAAATCTTAACCTCGATTTAACCTATTACATTGCTCTTGAACCTTGATGAAAAATTTTCTGTGGGTGGAGGAATATCGTCCTCATACGATTGAAGATTGTATCCTCCCTAATTCGTTAAAGAAAGTGTTTACTGGATTCATTGAACAGGGTGAGATTTCTAATCTTCTTCTGTCTGGTCCTCCTGGCGTTGGTAAGACTACCGTTGCCAAAGCATTGTGCGAAGAACTTGATCTTAGTTATATTGTTATCAATGGTTCTGATGAAGGTCGATTTCTTGATACTATTCGCACTCGTGTAAAACAATTTGCTACTACTAAATCTTTGGTTGGCGGTGGCAAACACAAAGTTGTTATTATTGACGAAGCAGACAATACAACTTCTGACGTACAACTATCTCTTCGTACATTTATTGAAGAGTTTCATTCAAATTGTAGGTTCATCTTTACTTGTAATTTCATTAACAAGATTGCTGAACCACTTCACTCTCGCTGTACGGTCGTTGATTTCCGTATTAAGACGGGGGAGCAGCAACGACTCCAAGCGCAGTTCTTCGACCGCTTGAAGGGCATCCTAGACGCCTCTGGCGTGGCGTATGAGGACAAGGTGCTGGTCAAACTGATTCAGCGTTACTACCCCGACTGGCGCCGTCTGCTGAACGAAGCGCAGCGCCACTCTGCTGGTGGTTCACTTGACACTGCTGTTCTCTGTGATATTGCAGATGTCAATATTGACCATCTCATGCGAGCGATGAAGAACAAAGAATATAATGTTGTGCGTCAGTGGGTTGTTGATAATATGGATAGTGATCCCAATACCATCATTCGTAAAATCTACAATTCCTTGAGTGAATGTCTCGAAGGTTCTTCTATTCCCCCAGCAGTTTTGGTGCTTGCTAAGTATCAATATCAAATTGCTTTTGTAGCGGATCAAGAGATTAATCTTCTCGCTTGTCTAACTGAAATCATGGTGGAGTGTAAATTTAAATGATTGACTGGAAACTCTTTGATTGGGAAGAAATTTTTGGGGCGGTTGAATCCACTGCAGGTCTCAAACGGAAACAAACCCGAGCATTAAGAACAGAAATACAAGAGATTGCTACTTCCAAATATAGTGGTAATCAACTTACTTATGTTGGTGACAAAGAAGATGGAAAAGATTACACTGATTGTAATGGTTTATCAGTAGAAGATAAAGCACAGGAAGGAATGTTCTGTAAAACTATTGACCGAACAAAAGTTTTTATTTTAAAAAACTTCCAAGGCAATCAAACAGAGTTTGTAAAAACTTTTGATTATATTATTCTCAAAGACACAAAAAATATGTCTGTTGGTTGGGCAACATGGGAAGCAGTTGCTAAAAATGTAGTTATTAAAGATGCTGTTATCACATCTTTTGTTAACTATGATGACTTACATATGATTGAGTTCTTTGTTAAACCAAAGCAGAAAGATGACTTTGGTATCAAACTTCGTAAACTTATTGAGGAACATGTATGATGAAATCTTTGAAAACCCCTCTTCGTTATCCTGGTGGTAAATCTCGTGCCACTAAGTATCTTCTTCCTAAGATGCCTAAGGATATTACTGAATACCGCGAACCTTTCCTTGGTGGCGGTAGCGTAGCAATCGCATTCACAAAAGAAAATCCAGACATTCCTGTGTGGGTGAATGACCTGTATGAACCACTGACAAACTTCTGGTTTGCTTTGCGTGATGATGCAGAAGAACTACATCGTTGTATCAAAGGATATAAAGAAGATTACAACACACCTGACCTTGCTCGCAAACTTTTCAATGAGATGAAGATTCAACTGAATCACAAAGAGGCAGAAGATTTCTATCGTGCTGTTGCCTTTTATATCATCAATAAATGTTCTTTCAGTGGATTGACTGAAGCATCTTCTTTCTCTCCCCAAGCAAGTGTATCAAACTTCTCAATGAATGGTATTGACAAACTCTTAGAGTATTCAAAACTGATTCAGAATTGGAAGATTACTACTGGTCCTTACTGGGACATGATGATGACATCTGCTCCTATTGGAACGTTTTGGTTCTTTGATCCTCCTTATGACATTAAAGATAATCTCTATGGTAAGAAAGGAGAACTGCACAAAGGATTTAACCATGAAGAGTTTCATGCTTGGATTACTCAGGGGAATGTAAAAGACCGATGGATGATTACATACAATACCAACCCAACTCTTATGGAGTGGTATGATGGTTACTATCAAACCAAATGGGATTTGACTTATACTATGCGTTCAGTGGGAGACTACATGAATGAGCAAAAAGATCGTGCTGAACTTTTGATTACTAATTATGACGAAACCAAGTTTGTCAGACTATCTGACCTCCATCAATCAAAGCAAGAAGTCCCTAGTTATTGACGAGGAGACTGAGAAAGCATATCCACCTTTTATTGTCAACAAGTGTCTTGCTGCATTCCATGATACAGTTCTCTTTGCCAATGAGATGAACATGTATCCTCATTTGGATAAGAAGATGCAATATGACTTTTTTATAAATAGTATCAACCCTCGCAAAAGGTTTTCACCTTGGGCGAAAAAAGCATCTATAGACTACCTTGATGCAATCAAAGAGTATTATGGTTATAATGACGATAAGGCTTTACAGGCATTGAGAATTTTATCTAAAGATCAACTTGAACACATTAAACAATTTGTAGACAAAGGTGGAAAGAAATGACTCCTGATATTGAAGTAGAATGGAAGCAAGCTGATATGGTTGAGGTGACTCTCAATGAACCTGATGACTTCCTTAAAGTTCGTGAAACACTAACACGCATTGGTGTTGCTTCACGCAAAGAAAAAAAGATTTACCAATCTTGTCATATCCTTCATAAGCAAGGTAAGTATTATATTGTTCACTTCAAGGAGTTGTTTGCTCTTGATGGAAAGAATACTAATCTTTCAGTGAATGATGTTCAGCGTAGAAACAGAATTATTCAGCTGTTATCCGATTGGGGATTGATTTCTGTTGTTAAAGTAGAAGCGATTGCTGATGTTGCTCCCCTGAATCAAATTAAAGTTCTTGCTTTCAAAGAGAAAGATGAATGGACCCTGGAAAGTAAATATAACATTGGTCGTAAAAAGACCGAAGTAACCGAATAATTTTGTAGGGAGTTCAACACTCCCTTTTTTTATTGCTTTCTGATATATAATAATGAAGACGCCTTCGGGGTCTTAATCAAACTCTCGCTTATTCAAGGAGAACTAAAATGACAAACACATATACTTGGGATGTTTATACTCCCTTCAACGTAGGATTGGAAAGCATTTTTAACCGACTAGATGCGATGTCTGGTCATAATACAAACTATCCTCCCTACAACATCATCAAAAACGATGGCGCTAACTACGAAATTGAAATCGCTCTGGCTGGATTTAAGTCAGACGAGATTGAAGTCTCTACAGAACAGAACATTCTCAGAGTTACCTCAAAAGTTGAGAAACGAGATCCTGAAAGAGTGTATGTTCACAAAGGTCTATCAAGACGTTCCTTCACAAATTCGTGGCAACTCGCAGATGATGTCAGAGTATCCTCTGTAAATTTTGCGGATGGTTTACTAACAATCTCACTAGAGAAAATCATTCCAGAACACCAAAAGAAAACGACGTATAATATTGGTACGCATGTCAAACAATTATTGAACGAAGGATAAATAGTTGAGGGGCAACCCAAATATCGTCGCCGCTGGAGCCTCCCTGGCAACTATCAGGGTTGGCTCCCTTTTTCTTGGGTTGACAAAAATTAAAAATGTGATATAATTAAAAATAAAATAGGAGATATTTTGTATGTTACCAGTTCGTATTTTTCATTTAGTTACTGGTCAACAAGTTATTGCTGGTCATGCAGAACTTTTTGATGAAGAAAATCAAAAGGGAAATGGATTCCCCCCAGGATTACTAATGAAATGTCCATATGTGTTGTCTATGACACCATATGGTGATGTGTCGCCAGATGGATCTCCATCTCAATTTAATGTAAATTTTACGAAATGGATGCCATATTCTTCTGACGATCAATTTAAAATTCCCATCTATCAAGTCATAGCATTGGGTGAACCAGAACAAAACATTCTTGATATTTACATTGAAAAATTTGGAGATAGATTAGATGACGTTAAACTCGCAGGACAAAGTGATTCAAGTGATAGTTCTGAAGGATCGGGATTATTTGATAGCGGAGATCGAGGAGAGGGAGGAGAGTCCTGAATGCCTCTTAACTAATCCTTATAGAATAACTGATTTAACTTACTGGGATCATTCTAACGTTGATTATAAAAACGTTCGTAATCCTGATGCTCTTTTCATTGAGGAAAGCGAAGAAAAAGAAATCGACAAAGATGGTAATGAAGTGACAGTTATTCAATCAGATTATATTCTGTTGCAAAAGTTTCCCAAGTATACTAACCAAACTCAAATCTACGTGCGAGCAGATGACATTCTGACCATTTGCGATCCGTCGTATTCTGTGCTAGAATACTACCAGAAGACCGTGGGTTGACGCATGAGGTTTTATACGAACATTGAACAGGCGGGGAATCGCATCCTCGTTCGTGGTTATGAAAATGGTGATAGAGTTCAGTATCGTGTAAACTACAATCCTAGTCTGTTTGTTCTTGCTAACAAGCAGACTGATCATAAGAGTCTGGATGGGCGTTTCCTTAAGGAAGTCCGTCCAGGCTCTATTAATGATTGTAGGCAATTTATCAATCAATACGAGGGTGTGGAGGGATTTGAAATTCACGGGAATACTAGATACTTGTATCAGTACATCAACGAAGCATATCCCGATGACGAAATTCGCTTCGACTCTTCTCTCATTCGTACATTTACTTTGGATATTGAAACTGGAGCCGAGAATGGTTTCCCTGATATTGAATCAGCAGACCAAGAGATTCTGCTTATTTCTATCCGTGATTCTTTTACAAACAGGATCATTGTCTGGGGATCAAAGAGTTTCAAGAATGAAGACCGACAGGTTGATTACATCCATTGTAACGATGAGACGAAACTCCTTTCGTGCTTCCTCAAATGGTGGCAGGAAAATACCCCCGATGTAGTAACTGGTTGGAACATCCAACTATTTGATATTCCATACATTTGCAACCGCATGAATCGTATTCTTGGCGAGGAGCATACTAAACTGCTCTCGCCTTGGAAACTAGTTTCTGGTCGTGAGATTTATATCAAAGGTCGTAAAAACTTTGCATATGATATCACTGGTGTTGCTTGTTTGGATTACCTTGAACTTTACAAGAAGTTCACTTACACCAACCAAGAATCTTATCGCCTTGACCATATCGCATCTGTAGAACTTGATGCCAAGAAACTCGATCACTCTGAGTTTGATACTTTCAAAGAGTTCTACACTAAAGATTGGGATAAGTTTGTTAAGTATAACATCATCGACGTTCGCCTTGTTGACCAATTGGAAGACAAGATGAAGTTGCTGGAACTTGCGTTTACTATGGCATACGATGCTAAGGTAAACTATGAGGATGTTTATTCTCAGGTTCGCATGTGGGATAACATCATCTACATCTATCTGGCGAAGATGGGCATTGTCATTCCCCCAAAGAAAGATAGTGTGAAGAATGATAAGTATGCTGGTGCTTATGTGAAAGAACCTGTGCCTGGCATGTATGACTGGGTGGTGTCGTTCGACTTGAACTCCCTGTACCCACACCTGATCATGCAGTACAACCTGTCGCCAGAGACGCTCCTGCCGCGCCGTAGCAGCGTCAACGTGGACATGCTGCTGGACAAGGCATTCGATACCAGCGACCTCGTAGGGGAGACCCTGTGCGCCAATGGGACGCACTACACCACCAAGCAGCAGGGGTTCCTACCCAAGCTGATGGAGAAGATCTATGAAGATCGAACCATCTACAAAAAGAAGATGCTTGCCGCCAAGCAGCAGTATGAGAAGACTCCAACGATTGAGTTGAAGAAAGAGATTTCTCGCTGCAATAACATTCAGATGGCACGTAAGATTCAACTGAACTCTGCCTATGGTGCTATCGGTAATGAGCACTTCCGTTACTACAAACTTGAAATCGCTGAGGCAATCACTCTTTCTGGTCAACTTTCTATTCGTTGGATTCAGAATAAGATGAATGCTTATCTGAATAAGATTCTAAAAACAACAGGTGCTGATTATGTTATTGCTTGTGATACCGATTCTATGTATCTTAATCTGGGTCCGTTGGTGGACAAGATATTCGCTGGCAGAGAGAAAACTAGTGAAAGCATTGTTACGTTCCTTGATAAGGTCTGTGCGGTGGAACTTGAAAAGTATATTGAAAGTTCTTACCAAGAACTGGCAGACTACCTCAACGCCTACGCCCAGATGATGAAGATGAAGCGTGAGAACATTGCTGAGCGTGGTTTCTGGACCGCCAAGAAACGCTATGTTCTCAACGTCTGGGATAGTGAAGGTGTGCGTTATGCCAAACCTAAGATGAAAATCTGTGGTATGGAGACTGCTCGCTCATCAACTCCTGCTTACTTCCGTGACAAACTAGAGCAAGCATATCGTATCATTGTTACCAAAACAAATGAAGATATTCTTGAGTTTATCAATGAGATTAAAGAAGACACCAAGAAGCAGAACTATCTCAACATTGCATTCCCTCGTGGTTGTAATGGTCTGAAGAAGTATCGTAGCAGTGCTGATATCTATGCTAAGGGTTGCCCTATTCAAGTGCGTGGGGCGTTGCTGTATAACTACTATGTAAAAAAGAATAATCTCGAACACAAATATCCTTTGATTCAGGAGGGAGAGAAGATTAAGTTCATGTATCTTAAGACTCCCAACACCATTGGCGAGAATGTAATCGCCTTCTTTCAACAGCTTCCTAAGGAACTTAACCTTGAGAAGTATGTTGACTATACCACTCAGTTTGAAAAGTCGTTCTTCGAACCACTGAAAAATGTGCTAGAATGTATTGACTGGCAGTATGAACGCCGTGGTTCACTTACAAGTTTTTTTAGTTGAGGTATTATGAGTTTCTTACAATCTGTTATTAAGGAGTTAGATAATGAATATGCGAACGTCGTTGACGATTCCATCATGTGTAAAACGTTTGTGGATACTGGTTCTTACATACTCAATGCTCTTATCAGCGGGAGCATATTTGGTGGTCTCCCATCAAATAAAATCACTGCACTTGCAGGAGAATCCAGCACAGGTAAAACCTTCTTTGCCCTCTCAATCTGCAAGCACTTCCTTGACAGCAACCTAGAAGCACAAGTAATCTATTTTGAATCTGAATCAGCTATCGAAAAAGATATGCTTGCTGAGCGTGGCATTGATATCAAGCGTGTTGGTTTGGTGCCTGTAACTACTGTGCAAGAGTTTCGTACACAAAGTATTAAGGTTGTTGACGAATACATGAAACTTAAGAAGGATGCTAGACCTCCTCTGCTTTTTGTGCTAGACTCTTTGGGAATGCTCTCGACCACGAAAGAGGTTGAGGATGCGACTGCTGGCAAGGAAACTCGTGACATGACTCGTGCTCAGGTTATCAAATCCATCTTCCGTATTCTTTCACTCAAGCTAGGTCAAGCAGAGATTCCTATGATTGTTACTAACCATACATACGATGTGGTTGGTGCTTATGTGCCCACTAAAGAAATGGGTGGTGGTAGTGGTCTGAAGTATTCTGCTTCTAGTATTCTTTTCCTTTCTAAAAAGAAAGAGAAAGATGGCACTGAGGTGGTTGGTAACATCATTAAAGTGAAGGCACAGAAGTCTCGCTTTACTAAAGAAAACTCAGACATCGAAACGAGGTTATTCTATGACGCCAGAGGTCTTGACAAGTATTACGGATTACTGGAATTGGGTGAGAAGTATGGAGTCTTCGAGCGGGTGGGTAACCGCATTAAACTTGATTCTGGGAGTGTGTATCCTTCGGTCATCTATAAAGACCCTGACAAATACTTCACCCCCGAAATAATGCAAGCCCTAGATGAGTGTGCTAAGAAAGAATTCTTGTATGGAGTAGCGGATGAGTGAAAGAATTGAAACAACAATTTTGCGTAACCTTCTCTGTAATGAACCCTATTACAGAAAGGTTGTGCCTTTTGTGAAACCAGATTACTTCAATGAAACCCATGAAAAGGTTATCTATGAAGAAGTGTGGAACTTCGCTAGCAACTATGAAATGCTACCAACAGCAGAAGTTCTCATTATTAACTTGGAAGGTAGGAAAGATTTAAATGAGGAAGTATATCAAAACGCAGTTAAAACGATTCAGGGACTTACTAATGCCCCAGTCGAATACAACTGGTTGCTCGACACCACAGAGAAGTGGTGTAAAGACAGAGCAATCTATCTCGCCCTCCTTGAGTCAATCAAGATCGCGGACGGAGGCAATCAAAAAGTATCGCCAGACGCTATCCCAGCAATCCTACAAGAGGCCCTGGCAGTATCGTTCGATGAACACGTAGGTCACGATTACTTAGAGAATGGTGCTGAGCGTTATGCGTTCTATCATCTCACTGAGGATAAGATTCCATTCCATCTCGAATACTTTAATAAGATTACCAAAGGTGGTCTACCTAACAAGACATTGAATGTAGCACTTGCTGGCACAGGTGTTGGCAAGTCACTCTTTATGTGTGACTATGCTGCTCATTGTCTATCACTTGGTCGGAATGTTCTTTACATTACCATGGAGATGGCAGAGGAAAAGATTGCCGAACGTATTGATGCTAACTTGTTTAATGTTAATATCAAAGACCTTATTGATTTGCCAGAATCAATCTTTACTAATCGTATCAATGAACTGAAACGTAAAACACAAGGTCGTCTTATTATTAAAGAGTATCCAACTGCTGCTGCACACGTTGGTCATTTCAAATCATTACTAAATGAACTATCTCTCAAAAAGACATTTAAACCAGATATCATCTTTATCGACTACCTTAACATCTGTGCTAGTGCAAGGTATAAAGGCGCTATCGTCAATTCTTATACCTATGTTAAAGCGATTGCTGAGGAATTACGCGGCCTTGCTGTCGAACACAATGTTCCTGTTGTCTCAGCAACGCAAACAACCCGTAGTGGTTTTGGCAATAGTGACGTGGATCTTACTGATACTTCGGAATCCTTTGGTTTACCTGCTACTGCTGATTTCATGTTTGCTCTTATATCGACAGAAGATTTGGAGAAGGATGGTAAAATTATGGTCAAACAATTAAAGAACAGATACAATGATCCCACCATGTATAAGAGATTCTTGGTTGGGGTTGACAGAGCAAGAATGAAGCTCTATAATGTTGATAACGCTGTTGACCTATCCTCTGATAAAGAAGAGGAGTATGACTTCGAAGAGATGGCAGCGAAACAAAGCAAAGATACTAAAAGCAAATTTACCAGTTTTATTTTATGACAATTGATTTTAATAAGTATGTTGAATTCGTTGGTTCTGTTACCAGTCCAGCGTCACGCGACACCAGTGAGTTTGTTGAACGTATTCTCGAACTAAAAAATCAGGGTGTTGATATTCAACGTCTGATGACTGCTGCTTGTGGCATCACTGCTGAGGGTGGTGAGTTTACTGAGATTGTGAAGAAGATTGCCTTCCAAGGTAAACCTTATAACGAAGATAACGTTTTCCATATGAAACGTGAACTTGGAGATATCATGTGGTATATTGCTCAGGCATGTATTGCTCTTGATATTTCGTTTGAAGAGATTGCTCAGATGAACTTCGAGAAACTGACTGCTCGATATCCAGAAGGAACCTTCAGTATTGAGCGAAGCGAAAAACGAGTTGCCAACGACGTATGATGTGCTATGATGGGGGGGACACCTAAATAAGGGTGGACCCCCTTTCCCATAGATGGCATCCCAGAACAAACACCTTGAGCACTTAGAAGACGAGTTAATCAATTATGGTTATGGTGGATACGTCGCTTCTAAAGACCTCATTCAGAATTTTCTTGACGAGCTTGGCGGTCGTCCTACTGGTAATGTAACGGTTACGACGAAGTGGGATGGCGCTCCTGCTGTGGTTTGTGGCATCGACCCAGAGAGCAAGCAATTTTTCGTCGGCACTAAATCGGTATTTAATAAGAAAGAACCTAAGGTCAATTTCACTGAAGAAGATATTGATAAGAATCATGGTGAAATTCCTGACCTCGCAAAAAAACTTAAGTATTGTCTGAAGTATTTTGCTGAGTTGAATATCAAAGGAATCATTCAGGGAGATCTTCTTTTCACTGATGAAGATGTAGTAACTAAGACTATTGATGGCGAGCATTACTATACGGCAACTCCTAATACGTTGACGTATGCTTGGCCTGCTGATAGCGACTTAGGTAAGGCAGTAAACACTGCTAAGATTGGCGCTGTATTTCACACTTACTACAGCGGCACTGGTCCTATCAATACTCTCAACGCTGGTTTTGGTGTCAGTCAATTCAATTTGAAATCTACTCGCAATGTCTTTTTGGCATCTGCGACGATGGATAATATCAGCTCTAAGTCTGGTTTAACTAATGTTGAAGAACGCACTCTCAAATCGGTGATTGCTGTAGCAGAACGCAATGCTTCTGCTGCTAAACCTTTTATTGAAATGGTGGCACACGAAGCAACCAAGCAGTTCACGCTTGGTTATACGATGAAGCGTTTTACTAACAGCTATGTGAAGGAAGGGCAGAAAATTAACAATGTCAATATTTTCATCACCAAGTTTGAAGCAGCATTCAAAAAGTCTCTGGTTGAAAAGGTTGAGAGTCTGAAGTCGGAGAAGTCTAAGAACGAATACCGCGATAAGTTAGCATCTGGTCTTCAGTTCCTTGAAGATAACAAGCGAGCATTCAAGGCATTCATTGTTATCTATAATTCTTTTACCAACGCTAAGAATCTAATCAACAATAAACTTGCTGGTCTAAGCGATACCAAAGTATTCCTGCGTAGCGGTGATAACTTTGTTGTGACGAAGCCTGAGGGTTTCGTTGCTATCGTTGATGGTAAGGCAGTAAAGATTGTTGACCGCTTGGAGTTCTCCCGTGCCAACTTCACGCTAGAGAAGTCGTGGCGCCCTCCTACCACTGAGGGTGCTAAGGTTGCTGCGTTTACTTTCGGGCGCTTCAATCCCCCTACGACGGGGCATGAGCTGCTGATAAATAAGGTTAAGGAGTTTGCCGCTGGCAACGACTACTTTGTTTTTCCTAGTCATACTACTGACAAGAAGGGGAAGAATCCTTTGACTGCAGAGCAAAAAGTTACGTTGATGAAAATGATGTTTCCTTCTCACAAGGATTCCGTTATTTTTGATGCTGATGTTAGGGATGCTATTAAGGCATTGAAGTGGTTGGAAGATAAAGGATATACGGATGCCATCTTTGTTGTTGGTTCTGATCGTGTTCCAGCATTCCAATTCATCAAACAATATAATGGTAAAGATTACAATATGAATACTGTTGAGATTAGAAGTGCTGGTGAGCGTGACCCTGATGCAGATGATGTATCTGGTATGTCTGCAAGTAAAGTGAGAAAAGCAATTGTTGAGGGAGACTTTGATGTTGTTGCTAGTGCTTTACCTAACTCAGTGAAGAATGATGCCAGCTTTAAAAAGATGTATATTCAAGCAGTCTTATCGGGGATGTCATAATGACATTTGATTTAAGAAGAGAACAAAGAACCATTGATGAATATATTGATATTGATATTCCAGCAACCAGAATCAGAAGAATGCTGAGGCTGGTTCACGTTGCTGCTGGGTATGCTTTCAATAAACAATATGGTGAAGTGAATGGATTTGATTTTCAGTTAGAGGGTGGGAGTAACGAGATTGAAGAAGATGGAAGCCTTATGGAAATTGAGGCAGTCATCAAAAGTAAATCCAGCATAGTTCATACTTACAAGATGACCTGTGATAATGGAAATGAAAAGTATGGTGATTTGAATTTGAGAATACCTAGAGCAACTTTTATTGAAAACATGATGGAGTTTATTAACTCAAGACAAATTAAGAATAAACTTCATATCAGAGAAATAAAGTTGCATACTTTATCAGGTGGTAAAAATCCAACTCTCCAAATTAAATCTGTTTATTCGTATAAGGAATTAGATGCAAAAGGAAGAGTAGCACCAAAAAGCACAAATTTAAATTTTAATTTTTCCATGAAATATGCTGGTAGTTCAACTGGCAGCAAAAAATTAGAATCATTAAAACCAAAAGATGTAAAACCAAAGATTACAGATACGTGGTTGACACCTCAAGAGTTTTATAACAATGTAATTTCTTTTATTAATAGCACAGATTTTCCATCTAGTAATATAATTCTTAGAAAAGATTATGTTGATGCTATTACAGATTCGTATAGAAATACTGGTTTAGATGATAGGTTGGGTATTGCCCCTGACTTATCATCTGAATTTTTTGAAATTCTTTCAGTTCTTAAATTATCTAAGTTGCTGATGAATAACAATGCAAATATAAAACACATAATAGGATGGCCTGAAGGAGAATCAATTAGTAGCGTGGAAATATATTTACCAGAAGCTGCCAATGAAGCATTGATTGATTATAAAATAGCAGTCAATGGGAATAAAACTACTCCACTTAAGATTAGTGTTAAGTCTAAGGTTAGGGGTTCTTCTACTGCCACAGTTAAATTTACAACTGCTTTCTCTAATGAGGCAGAAGTTCATAAATGGTTTAAAAGTATTATATCTACAGCAAGAGCAAATCAAATAGGTCAACGAATGATTGCTTCGTCTGCTATGGAATACAACAAGTATTCTAAGAAAGGAACTTTGTATCCTATAAGAGCACTGAGAAAATTATTTGCTGGTTCTAAAAAATCTGAAGTAAAGAAGGATTTTAATTCTACGTTAGATACATCTTCCATGAAACCAGAAGAGTGGATAAAATTTATCACATTACTTGATAATAAAATAACAAGTGTTTCTAAAAATTATGCTCCAATAGATGATATAATTATTGATACCGAGTTATTAACAAAGGCAAAAAATTTCATAGCAGATAATTTATTCAAAGGTAATTCTACTAAAACAAAAATATTAAAACAATTAATATCTGCGTCTGTAGCAGAAGCAGAAAAGAAAAGTCCCAATAGAAAATATCCATTTGCTTTAAATAATGTCGCTTTGCTTTGCGAAAGAGTTTTGGTGAAAACTTCACAACAATCTGGATCTTCTCAATTTAACTTTTATAAATTATTTTATGAGCAAGTGTTGGCAAAAGAAAGCGTGGTTTATTCTGTGACCAGTGAAGATACTATTGGTGGAGAAGCTAGACTCAAATATGATTTTATTAGCACCAAAAATTTCTCGCAATACAAACAATGGATTGAATTGCGAAGTAAAAATTATGCAAACAATATGCAAGACGCACTAGGGATGGGAGTATGAAATCACTTAAAGAACTACTGGCACAATCAAAACAAAAATCCTACATGCTCGGCAATGTATTTGCTGAGGGTGATTGGGTAGAAAATAATCTAGGTGAAGTGGGAAAGATTCATAGACGTGGTGTTAACTATGTGATTGCTGTAACTAATGAAGGCAAAATGTTTCGTGCATGGGTGAAGGATATCAAAGAACATTGTGGATGCGAAACCCCCAAAAAAACAACTGCCAAGGATACCATCAAGACTTTTATAAATAAAAATAAAAGAAAAAAGACCAATGACAATTGACGAATTTTCTAAACATCTCATTGAACGAGCAGTTGCCAAATTGGATGAAGGCAAAAACAAAGAAGGCAAAGAGCAAGGTGCCGATGGCAAAGCTTGCTGGAAAGGTTACAAGTATGCTGGCACTGAGAATGGTAAAGACAAGTGTGTGAAGTCTGAAGAGATTGAGCACATCGAAGAAAGAAAAGACATGCCTGGCAATCAAGAAAAGATTGATGCCAACAAAAATGGTAAAGTAGATGCTCATGACTTTGCTTTACTTCGTGCCAGAAAAGGTAAGAAGTCGGTTAAGGAAATGTGGGAGAAGGCAGCAGAAGTTGCTGAAGGAAAGAAGGTAGAAATTGAAGTCATGCCTAATGTTGATACTCCAAACGATCCAGAACCACCTAAGAGTCAGGACGATTTGAAGAAGAAGGAAAAGAAAAAGCAAGCAAACGAGCACGTTGAATTAGAAGAAAAGAAACTTTCAAAAGCAGAGACAGCCAAGAAAGAAAAGTTTGTTAAAGGAATGAAGAAGAAGTTTGGTTCTTTTAAATCAAAGTATGGCGATAAAGCAAAAGAAGTGATGTATGGAACTGCTACTTCAATGGCAAAGAAGGCAGCATAAATAGAGGCGACCTATAGCAGAAGTTATCATGTCCGCTGTAATCGCATGGGCAATTGCTAACCAAGCACTCATCGCAACTGTACTTTTTGCAGTTTCCGAGGCACTTGGAGCAAACCCAAAAGTCAAATCAAATGGTATTCTTTCACTCATTCTTTTACAAGTTCAAGGACAACTAAAAGCAAAGGGTGGCAAAGATCTTACCCCTTGATATCAAATCTAAATATACACTGGGGATGTTCGCATCCCCTTTTTTTATAAATATCTTTTAGATAAAAGAAACCTTTAAGGGGAGAACAGTTATGGCTCTATGGGGCAAGACAGACGCAGCGGGTTCGGTGCCTAAGTGGTTCGATAGATACCACGCAATGGATTCGCTCGAAACAAATGCACCTACCGTTCCTGGTAGACAAGTCCTATTTGTTTCTATCGAAGAAGCACAAATGGAGGAAAATATCAAACGTGGGTTTGATACTCCTGGTTGGTGGTCGTATTACACAATCGAAATGCCAGATGGTACTAAGCGTTATAAGACAGAGTGCCTTGTAGTTCTACATGAAACTCAAGCAAATGCTGGCGATGGTACATATGCTCGTTATTCTGGTGGCGCATCAGTTAACGATGATGCTTTTGCGGGTGATCCACCAACAATAACTGCCATCACTATCTCAGCACAACCTGCTGATGTTACTGGTGCTGCTACACCTTACACTGGAACCTTTGCGGTTACTGCTGCTGGTCAAGCAACACTTCAGTATCAGTGGCAGTATCAAACTGCTTCGCAGACAACCAAGTGGACTAATCTTACTGATACAGCACCATTTAGTGGAACAACAGGTGCAACTCTTACACTCACTGCTGCTGCTAAGGCAACCTACGATGGTTACAAGTTCCGTGTAAGAATCAGCTCTACTGGTGGCGCTACAACAGTAACTTCGAACTCTGCTTCGATTACCTACGCTTGATAATATATGATTTTTCATGAGTTGACACCAGACAACTGGTTGTTATTTGCTATTAAAAACTATGACAACCCGTTGTCTGTTACATATGATGACTTCGAAGAGGACTTACAAAAGTTCAAATATATCAAAAGATTACTTCGTCGTTATGAAACTACTGGTGAATTGAAACACCACTTAATTCTCAATCATATTATTACACTATATAATGTATTCAATGACGCAGCAACGCTGCTTCTATTCTATAAAATAGAATCGCAATACTGGTCAATCTTAAAAGCATTTATGGTATTCCTTGATCGATTGCCAGAAGATGTAGATACAAAAGATGTAGACGAATCATGTCTGAAACTTCTAAAACTACTATGAATGAAATGATGGCAGGTGATGGATCTTCACTAGCACTTCCTCCTGCCTTTGTATTTGTTAATACAAACAAAAAGAAAAAATCAAAATGGAAAGGCGACAAACCAGATAAAATTGATGGTCGCAAAAAAGGTGCTAGAAAATTAATCCAACGTGTAATGTCCAGGAGGAAAACTAAAATGGTTGAAGACAACAGAGAGATTATTGCTGAGGCAGTATCTGATACTGAAAAGGCACAGAAGCAGATTAAAGCTTCTAAGGAAATGAGAGCAAAGCGCGATCTTCAAGCAAAGCGCAGCGAAGCAAAAAGAAAAATGTCTGACAAATCAGACGAAATGAACACTCTGCTTCGTGCTCGTATGTCTGATTTCAAAAAGAAAGCAGCAGAAAAGCAACAAAAAGCAGATAAGCAAGTTCATAAAAACTCATATGACCCACAGGGTAATGTAATTTCGGAGATGGATACTATGGATTGGAATAAAAGTCCTGTGACTGGTGCAATTCCTCGTGGTGGTTCTGCTGGTGGCGTTGATGTATTTACCACTGCCATGAAAGTTGCTGAAGAAGGTTCGGCATATGGTAGAGATCCAGAAACATCATTTGCAAATTTAGTTTTCAATGATGGTACGGCAGGAAGAATTGGTGTATTTGATGCCAAGAGAATCCTTGCTACATACGAAAATCTATCCGCAGAGAACAGAGACAAGTTCCGTGTGATGCTAAACATGAGCAATAGTTCATATCAAAAGGCACTTGACTTTGCTATTCGTAATATTCCTGGCTCATACTGATAGCGAGGAATCATGGCTTTCGGATTTGGTAAAACTGAACTATCAGTTTTAGAAGCAAAATTTTCTATCTATGAAGATCTCTCGAAAGAGATGCTTGACAAACTTGAAAGGGCAGTTGACAAGATTAGTGAGAGCAACCAAAACGTTGCTCTCATTCTTGAAAGGCATGAAAATAAAATAGAACAGACTGACAAAGCTCATTATGCTTTGTTAGAGTTGATTAAAGATGTTAAAGAAAAATTAACTACGCTTGAAAAGAAAGTAGAAGAACTTTCGAAGTTTAGATGGGCTACAATGGGTGTCGTTGGCGCTGCCACCCTAGTCATAGGATCAGCGGCATTTTTTGGAAACCTGTTGACAACTGGCGTCAGTGGTGCTAATCTAGGAGGAGCAGCGACCCCCCTTACAAAATGAGTTATATTGATACCAAATATATTGGTTTGGTCTCTACACAACTTCTCAAATTCACCCAGAAAAAGAAAGGAACTTACAACTTTCGTTGCCCTTATTGTGGTGACTCTGAGAAGAAGCAGAATAAAGCACGGGGCTATCTCTTTTCTATGAGAGATAGTTTTGTTTTCAAGTGCCATAATTGTGGTGTAACTAGAAATTTCTCGCAGTTTCTAAAAGATCAAAACATTAACCTTCATGATGAGTATGTCATGGAGCGTTATAAGGAAGGCATGACTGGTAAGAACTATCAGGTGAAGACTCCTGATCTCAAACCATTTGTCACCAAACCAGTGTTCAAGAAGAACATTTTTAGTGAACTGCCAACTATCGAATCGCTAAATAATACACATCCAGCAAAGCAATATCTGCTCGCCCGCAAGATACCAGAGAAATATTTCTCAACCTTCTATTACGCAGATCATTTCAATGCTTGGGAAAAGAACGACAATCAAATTAAAGAAGGAAGAATCATCCTCCCACTTGTATCATCTGATGGGAAAGTGTTTGGGTATCAAGGGCGATCCCTTAATAAAAATTCAAGCTTACGTTATATCACTACCATCCTGGATAAGGAATATCCTAAACTATTTGGACTTGATCGTATAGATGTTAATGAAAATATTTACATCACAGAGGGTCCGTTCGACTCTCTTTTCTTGTCTAACGGACTGGCAATGTGTGGTGCTGATGTTGTACTTGACAGGGTACATTACCCTACTCGTACATTTGTTTACGACAACGAACCCAGAAACAAACAAATTGTTCAGCGATATGAAAAGTGTATCGCCCAGGGAGAAAGTGTTGTCATTTGGCCATCATCAGTAAGAGAAAAGGATATCAATGATATGATTCTCGCTGGACATGAAGTTCAAAGTATGGTAGAATGTAACACCTACAATGGTTTAGAAGCAAAAGTTAAACTTAACGACTGGAAAAAAATATGAGTAACGGCACCAAAGTTAAAAAGCGTGATGGATCTTTGGAATCTCTTAACCTTGACAAGATTCATCTGATGGTAGAATGTGCGTGTGATGGTCTTTCTGGTGTGTCACCATCGCAAGTAGAAATCCAATCGGGTATTCAATTTTACGATGGCATCACAACACAAGAAATCCAAGAAATCCTTATTAGGTCAGCTAGTGACCTTATTGATTTGGAGTCTCCAAACTATCAGTTTGTTGCTGCTCGTCTCCTTCTGTTCTCTCTATATAAGCAAGTCTTTGGAGATAGTTGGAAGAACGGCTTTCCATCGGTAGCAGCACATTTGTGTGAAGGTGTTACCAAAGGTATCTACGACCAAGAACTGCCTTCTAAATATTCCGATGAAGAATGGAATAAGATTAGTTCTTGGGTTGATCATGGGCGTGACTACTTGTTTACTTATGCTGGTCTTAGACAAGTAGTTGACAAGTATCTGGTACAAGATAGAAGCAGTGGTAGTGTTTTTGAAACTCCACAATACGCTTACATGTTAGTTTCAGCAACCATCTTTGCTGAGTATCCTAAGGCAACTCGTCTGTCATATGTAAAGAGGTATTATGACGCAATCAGCAAACACAAAATCAACGTTCCCACACCTATCCTGGCGGGGGTTAGAACTCCACTTCGACAATTTGCGAGCTGTGTTCTTGTTGATAGTGATGACACCCTCGATAGCATCTTTAGCAGTGACATGGCTATTGGTCGCTATGTTGCTCAACGCGCAGGAATCGGCATCAACGCAGGTCGCATCCGTGCTCTCAACAGCAAAATTAGAGGGGGAGAAGTTGCACACACTGGCGTTATACCGTTTCTCAAGAAGTTTGAAGCGACTGTCAGATGTTGTACGCAAAATGGCATACGAGGTGGATCCGCGACAGTACACTTCCCAATCTGGCACCGAGAAATCGAAGACATTCTAGTATTAAAAAATAACAAAGGAACTGAGGATAATCGAGTTCGTAAGTTAGACTACAGCATTCAAATCAGTAAATTGTTCTATGAACGATTCATTAACAACACCACCATCTCTCTCTTCTCGCCACATGACGTGCCTGGTCTTTCAGATGCTTTTGGGCTTCCTGGTTTTGACGAGTTGTATGGCGTTTACGAACGAGATGCTTCTATTCCAAGAAAAACTATTGGCGCTCAAGAACTATTTCTTTCACTCCTAAAAGAGAGAGCAGAGACTGGTCGTATCTACATCATGAATATTGACCACTGCAATGAGCACTCTTCCTTTAAAGATAAGGTTTGGATGAGTAACCTATGCCAAGAGATTACACTTCCCACTAAACCACTTCAGCATATCGATGACCCTAATGGTGAGATTGCTCTGTGTATTCTTTCTGCTGTTAATGTAGGTAAGATCAAGCACCTAGAAGAAATGGAAGAACTTTGTGATCTTTCTGTTCGTGCTTTGGATGAACTGATTGACTATCAGGGTTATCCAATTGAGGCAGCACGAATCTCTACTCAGAATCGTCGTTCGCTTGGTATTGGTTATATCGGTCTTGCACACTATCTTGCTCGCCATGGCGAGCACTACGATGATCCTATGGCATGGAAACTGGTTCATGATCTCACCGAAGCATTCCAATATTATCTACTGAAATCATCTAACCAACTAGCAAAAGAGAAAGGAAAGTGTGGTTACTTTGATCGCACTAAGTATGCTGAAGGTATTCTTCCTATCGATACTTATAAAAAAGATGTAGATCAAATCGTACCTAATAACCTTAACTATGACTGGGAATCTCTTAGGGTATCTATCTTGGAAAACGGACTTAGGAACTCAACATTGTCCGCACAGATGCCATCGGAGAGCAGTTCCGTTGTGTCAAATGAAACAAATGGAATTGAACCACCTAGAGCTTACTTGTCCGTTAAGAAATCGAAGAAGGGAGTTCTCAAACAGATTGTTCCCCAGTATACAACTCTTAAAAACAACTATACGTTGCTTTGGGATATGTCTGGGAATACTGGTTATATTAATATTGTTGCTGTTATGCAAAAATTCTTCGATCAAGCGATTTCTGGAAACTGGTCATATAATCCAGAGCATTACGAGAATAATGAAGTTCCTGTTTCAGTAATGGCACAAGATCTTCTTACTACTTATAAACTTGGTTGGAAGACATCTTATTATCAAAATACATATGATGCTAAGAAAGATGCTGATGACGATGAGAAGAAAAAAGAAGTAGAAAATTTACTCAATTCAATTTTAGAAAACGTACAGGAGGAAGAAGATTGTGACAGTTGCAAAATTTAAACTCAACGAATTGCCATCAACTGAGATTGAAGGTATGACCGTTTTTAATTCGGAACATGTTGATCTCAAAAAACAACCAATGTTTTTTGGTGCTCCTCTTGGTGTGCAGAGATATGATACCTACAAGTATCCTATCTTTGATAAGCTAACTCAGCAGCAACTAGGATACTTCTGGAGACCTGAAGAGGTCTCCCTCTCCAAAGATAGAGGGGATTATATGACTCTTCGCCCAGAGCAAAAACATATCTATACTGCTAATCTGAAGTATCAGATTATGCTTGACTCTGTGCAAGGTCGTGCTCCTGGTATGGCATTTTCTCCTTACTGCTCTCTACCCGAACTAGAAGCATGTATGTCTATTTGGCAGACAATGGAGATGATTCACTCTCGTTCGTATACATATATTATTAAGAATATCTATTCTGATCCATCGGAAGTATTTGATACTATCCTTGATGACCAGAATATCCTAGAGCGAGCAAAGAGTGTAACAGAAGCATACGATGATTTCATCCGTGCTGCACAAGAGTATTCATCTGGTAACCAGTGGCAACATCAACTTGAAGGAGTCGATGCTGCTAAAGAAACTCTCTATGAACTGAAGCGCAAGCTCTATCGTGCTGTTATTAATGTAAACATCTTAGAGGGGATTAGGTTCTATGTTTCGTTCGCATGTTCATTCGCTTTTGGTGAACTTAAACTTATGGAGGGATCCGCTAAAATTATCTCTCTCATCGCCAGAGACGAAAGCCAACATCTTGTCCTTACGCAAAACATTATCAATAAGTGGCATGATGGAGATGACCCAGACATCGTTACAATCGCTAAAGAAGAAGAGCAGTGGGTTATTGAGCAATTTAAAAAGACGGTAGATGAAGAGAAAGCGTGGGCGCAGTATCTATTCAAAGATGGTAGCATCATTGGATTGAATGATAAACTTCTCAACTCTTATGTTGAGTATATTGCCAATCGTCGTATGCGAGCGATTGGTTTGAAGCCTGTGTTTGATACTCCTATGTCAAACAATCCACTGCCTTGGACTCAGCACTGGTTATCATCTAAGGGTCTACAAGTTGCCCCACAAGAAACAGAGGTTGAGAGTTATGTCATTGGCGGTATTAAACAAGACGTTACGAAAGATACTTTCGCTGGTTTTAAACTTTGAAAAAGAAAAAAATAGAAAAGATACAAAAGAAACTCAGGGAGCAGGAGCAAAACATAGAGAATCTAAACCACCAACAAAGGTGGATACTAAAGATTCTAATGGAAAAATTCCAGACCCCTGGTTCAACTGAATAGATAAATACCTCCATCATGGAGGTTTTTTATTATGAATCCAAGTTCAGCGAAAGCGAAAGGTCGCCGTCTGCAACAGTGGGTGAGAGATAAACTTATTGAGATGCTTGAAGTTCATCCAGAAGATATCGAATCCCGTAGCATGGGAGCGGGTGGTGAGGATCTCATAATGGCTCGTGCTGCTAGGTTAAAGTTCCCTCACAGCATTGAATGTAAAAACGTGGAGAAGCTAAATATATGGGATGCTTATGAGCAAGCATCTGCCAACTCGGGTGACTATGAACCTCTCGTTGTTATTAAAAAGAATGGAAAAAAACCGCTAGCAGTGGTTGACGCAGAGTACTTCATACGTTTATTCGGAGACAAAAATGACGCTAGACCTTCATAACTTTTTTAAATTTTATGATGAGAATAATGATAATCATATAGCAGCAGTTCAATGGTTAGAGGATAACCTACCTGCTCAATTTTTAGACGACTCGGAAACAGAATGGATTGGGATGTTCAGGACCAAACCACCAACTCCTGCAGTTCTTGCTGTTCCATATTTTAATCAAGTAGATAACTATAGAGATGCACATAGAACTTGCAACTCTTCGTCATGTGCTATGTGTCTTGCATTCCTCAAACCAGGAAGCATCAAAGGTGATGATGAGTATGTCAAAAAAGTATTTGCGATTGGCGACACGACTGACCATGCGGTACAGACGAAAGTTCTCGCAGGTTATGGCGTTAAGTCTCACTTTAGTTATAATCTTTCTTTTGCTGACATTGATCGTAGCCTTGATGCTGGGAAACCTGTTGTTATTGGTATCCTCCATAGGGGTTCTTTATCTGCTCCTACTGGTGGTCACATGTGTGTAGTCATTGGTAAGACACCAGATGGCAAAGGATATTATGTTAATGACCCATATGGTTCACTCAACGATAACTATACTGGTCCAGTAACAAATGGTAAGAAGACCATTTATACCAAAGCAGTTCTCAAGCATCGCTGGTGCCCAGGTGGCAACGATGGTTGGGGTCGTATTTTTGATTGATACTAACGGAGAACAATAATGGCAAGAATCGATTTACACAACTTCTTCAAATTCTATGATGAGAAGAATGCTAACCATGTGAAAGCAGTTCAGTGGTTAGAAGATAACTTACCTGTCAAATATCTAGAAGATAATATTGATTGGGCGGAGATCTATAGAGGAAAAAAGGGTAATGCGGCACCAGTATCAGCATCATCTGCTGCCGCTCCTGTAGTTGGTGGCGATGATGTTCCACAAATGGGCATTAAATTAGTTAAGGAATTTGAGGGATGCAGATTAAATGCATATCCAGATCCACTATCTGGTGGTTTACCAATCACGATTGGATGGGGTTCGACCAGAGATAAGAATGGCAAACCATTCCACATGGGAGATAGTATTACTCAAGCAGAAGCAGATGAACTATTAATTGAAGAAGCAAAGCATCACTTTCTTCCAGCACTTCGTAAAATTCCTCACTGGAATGAGATGTCTGATGGCAAAAGAGGTGCCCTACTTTCTTTTGCTTATAATCTTGGCGCTGGTTTTTATGGTGGTGATAATTTTAATACTATCACTCGTGTTCTAAAAAATAAAGAATGGGATAAGGTGCCCGATGCGCTTTACCTCTACAGAAATCCTGGTTCAAATGTAGAAGCAGGACTAGCACGTAGGAGAAAAGCAGAAGGTGAAGCTTGGAAAAAAGGTTAACCTCGCATAAGGACAAATGGAAAACAACAAAAGAGAAAAATGTATGAGCACAATTATTAGGATTAGTGTTTTGAGTTGGAGTGCTGCTCTTCTCACTGCTAGTTATGCTGGTCTTCTTGCTAAGATGGACCCTACATTTATTGCTACAGTATTCACTGCTGCTGCAGCAACCTTTGGAGTTGATACTTTGAAGAAGGGAGAGGATAAAGAAGATGCCGATAAACCCGCTGGAAGGAATCCAGAACCTGAATTCGTCGTCGATACCCCAGCTCCAGTCGAGCCAACTATCGCCGCTACAGCAACCGAAGGTTGCCCAGAATGCGGTGCAGGGGATTCTCCCGACTATAGTAGAGCAACTACCGCCAGCTAAAACTCAGGTTCCTGTTACCAATGGTTTGGCGCTTCCTGTATTTGAGGCGCCAAACCCTTCTATTAAATATCCTGTGATTAATGTACCAACACAGGAAGAGTTTGATGCGGCTGTACGAGCAGAGAAACAAAAAGAACAGCAAGAGAAGGAAGAGAAAGAAAGAAAACTTCCTGATTCTCCACCACCAGTAATGCCAGCAATTAATGCTGTTCAACCACAAGATAAATCAGAGTTAACTACTGACCAACCTACTATAGACAAACCTGTAACAGCGGAGATACAGGTGCCTATCTTAGGAGCGGTTCCAATCCCCACAAACAAGGAAGTAGCACTCGCAGGCACCACAGCGATGGCAGCGACCGCAGCGGCGCTCCTAGGCAAGTCTGCCGTGGAATTTCTGTTGAAGTTCTTCAAACCAATTGCTAATCAAATTTGGATTCGTGGCAAGAAACTTCTATCCAAAGATTTAACTGATTATGAGTTACAACTATTCTTTGCTTTTGAAAAAGAAAAAGAAATGAAAGCAGTTGCTAAAAAACTTAAGAAAGAATTTAAAGTTGAGAAGCAACGTCAGTATAAAGAAGCAAAGAAAAAATAATTATTTCTTTCTCTTAGATTCAAGTAAAGCGAAATCTTTTTTCTTAGTGCCACCATCATATTCCCAAGCATATCCGTCAGCAATCATTTGATTGTTGACGGAAACTTCTTCACCATTGATATACAGATGACCGATGATACGACCATACTTCTCTGTGCTATCTGGAAGTTCGGTCTTGATTAGAATATCTTTAGCAAACTTCAATCTTTCCTTGAGCCATTCTTTAACCTCAAGACCAAGTTTCTTTTCATACGCATCAGTTGTCCTGCTCTCTGGGGTATCGATACCAGCAAGACGAATTCGCTTAGTAAGGGAGATATCAAAACCAAGATCAATGTCAGCATCAATAGTGTCGCCATCTACTACCTTGTGTACTGAACGTATTCTATAGACGTAAGGATCTTTGTCAGCCATTAGAATGGGAGTTTAAACTTCTCTGTATTTAGTTTGGGAATAGGTAGTTTTTCAAATGCTTTTGTTACTTGCTTCTCTACAACAGCACCGACAAATGCTTCTGGATTATCTAGAATCTTTTGTGCTTTTTGATATGTCATGTAAGCACCGACACCAATAGCAGCACTGATTGCTAAACTTGTAACTGATAATGCTAATGTTAAGTATTTCATTCTGATACCTGCATTGCTGTGATAGCGTCTACATACACGCCAGTACGATCTGATTTTGTTACGGCATCTTCTGCCGTATCAAATCTCATTGCCTTTGAAATATCTCCAGTCCACTTAGGAGAATCGTTTTCGTTGTCTTGGAAGTATAAACAATCACTACCAAATACTTCTCTTGATGCTATGTATTTCATTCGTTCCACCATCCTTCTTCTTTATGTATCCAAACTTTCAAATCTTTTACATATTTTCTTAATGTTTCTGCTTGTGATAAATGCCAGTCATCTCCTGTTTTAATGTGTTGCCTGATGTGTTCATCAACAGCATCAAGGCACTTTTTAATTACAGGATTCCAAGGTTCCCGAATAGGAGTATTCCATTCTCTTGGCATAATACCTCACTTTTTCTTACCACCATTCTTTGCTTTTTTAGCAGTGGCATTACCTTGATTCTGTTTAGGTTTCTTGGCTGCTTTATTACTGCCTTTATTTTTTGACTTGGCCATTATTTTGTGGCGCAGTTAACGTAGTATTTATCTGTGGATACCGCACAACTACATCCGAACATATCCTAGCGTAAGGAGAATCGTTGTGAAATGTTACACCAGATTTAATTGCTTCACCACATTTAAGTAATCTAACTAATTCAAAATCTAAACGTGCTTTATCTGCTTCTGCGTTCTGCCTTTTGATTTCTACTCTTGCTCTTTCTTTACATAATTCAGTTAATCCTCCATCTAATGGAAAATTAAATCCCATACTAACTCCACCATTACCAGTGTATGATTGAAATGTTTGTGGATCTTTACTGCCATTCAGGTTACCTAATATGAATGGGGCAACACTCATAGTGGGCCCCTGACAACTAACCCCCGCTCCGTATGTATTAAGAGCATACGGCCCTTGTAAAACTTGGACCGCTTGGTTTGTAACGTTTCCAGTAGCACTAGCACTAGGGCCAGCAATATTAGTATTACTAGGAGCTGTTTGAGCCAGCACAGGCGATACATACAATCCTACTGCGTAAAGACAGATACCGAGTTTGTGGTAGATTGTTGTTCTGTTGTTCTGTCTATCCATGTTTCTTTTGCCACTCCAGGTCCGAGATAAGTTTCACTGAACTGGAAGGGAGCACCTTGAGTTTGGATAGTGTAATTTGCTCCTTGTTGTGGAGTGCCAGGAATGTTAATATTAGTTCCAGTCACAGTATATGATGTGCCAGTTGTATATTCAACTTGACGTATAGTTTCTACAATCTTTGTAGTTGTTTCTGTTGTCGCAGTAATAGTACCCCTAGTAAAATTAGGGACCACTGCTTCCGCTAGGGCAGATTGAGAAAACCCTAGCAGGAACAACCCCGCTAGGATATATCTCATTTAAATACGCTCAGTTCAACGCTACGTTGTCCTGTTGCTGTAGTTCCAGCACCACCAGCAGTTACAGTAGGAACACCAGTAGGTGATAATGTACCAGCGAGAGAACCCTTGTCCCCTGCTAACTGAGTAACACTATCCCCATAAAGGTTGGGAGAAGCAATAACTCCACCACTGACCGACTGAGTGGTGACTGGTGTATCAGCAGCATTGAAAGTTTCTGAGAAACTGAACGCTTGACCTGCTGTATTAACGTCGTAGCTTCCAGCACCATTTACCCCACCAAATGAGGTTGATTGAATATTTGTACCCGAAGCAGAATACGACGCCCCAATTCGAGTTGATTGTACCGCAGCACCCTGGACATTTAGTTGAACGGAATCAGTAATTCTAGATGTAATTTCAGCAGCACTTACAGGAGTAATAAAGAATAACGAAGAGATTAGAAGTAATCTTTTCATTGTTCTTTGGCTTGAATAACCAAATGTATTTAGTAAAAAAAATAACATAACCTAAATAGTGGTAACTGCAAATGATATTGCTTCACTGGTCTGAATCTATATCTCCAGTCTCCGTGACTCGGTGAGTATTTTACTTCTAAAACATACTTCGGTCTGTTTTTGTTAGTCCTCATCTAATCACGGATTTTCTATGTCTACTACACAGAAGGCGCTGGCTGCAGCGTCTGTGCTTCTTTTTGGAGTGCCAACAGCAGCATTGTCTGATACAATAACTGGAACTGATTTCGAGGGGGGATCTCTATCTGGATGGAATACGGGATCTCAACCAGGAAATCTAACCAACGGAACAATCACTGGTAATGGAACTGGTGTTACTGCAATCAACGGATCGGTAACATTTAGTGCGCCTTCTCATGGCGCGGTGGGTAGTCCCACACTCCCAGATGGATCACCAAATCCATACCATGCCCCAGCAACAACACCAACAACTTGGACATTCTCTCCATATGGAACTGCTGGTGCTGCATTACAACCAACAGGTTCAACAACATTCGATGCAGCAACTTCTGCATTAGGTCTTACATCTGCAGAAAATCAAGCAATCAAAACAAAACTTCAGCAAGACCAACAGGCATCAGGTCTAGGAAATCCCAATCCAACTAATGCCGCATGGTTAACTCAAAGCGTAAATCTTGATGCTGGAAAAGTTTATACGATGTCATGGAACTACATTGGAACTGATTATGTTCCATTCAACGATGGTTCTATTACATCTCTTGTTTATCAGGGAACTGGTTCTACTCCAGTTGTAAATGTCAACAACTATGTTCAGAACTATGCGTTACTTGGATTCACTAACCCAGGTACGGGAGATTACTCTACAGGAACTTATGGTTCAACTGGATGGCAGAATTCAACATATCAAGTTGATGTAACTGGTGCTTATCTATTAGGATTTGCAGTATTTAATCTTGGAGATACTGCACTATCACCAGTTCTTTTAGTTGATAGTCAACCAGGAACCACATTAGCAAATGGACAACCATTTGGTGCTGTTGCTCCCAACAATCCAAATGCTCCTACAATAAATCCAACACCACCAACACCTCCAACTCCAACACCACCACCTGCCCCAACAGTAACTGGAACATCTACGACAGATCAGGTATCAACATCTTCGTCAACTTCAAATGTTGTAGTAACAGCTCAGGTTACTTATAATGTAAGCAATCTTGACAATAATGGATATGGAGTAGTTCAGAACTATACTGATACTATAGAAACTACAACTCCAGTTACTACAACAACTACAACTACAACTCCAGTTACAACGACCACATATTCTGATGGTTCTACAACCACCTCAAACGGAACGCCAGTAGTAACCACAACAACATCAAACGGATCTTCTACATCACAAGTAACTGCAACAGTTCTTAATTCTACTTCAACCACTACTCCTTCTATAGGATATAGCACAGCACAATCAACTACGTTACCACAAACATATAAAAATGATTATGCGTTTGCTTCATCTGAGAATGGTGGAAAACAAAAAGTAAATGTTCATGTAGCAACTGAAATCACAACTCCATTAGTTACCACTGTAACCGCAACTCCAGTAACTACGATTGTATATGCTGATGGAACTACAACTACAACTGAAGGAACACCAGTTGTAACTTATGTGTCTTCTGAAAGTGTAGATGTCGTCCATACTTACAAGGATTACTTTGGTCGTATAGATCAACTAGAAGTTCTTGATAATATCAGCAGTGCTATCAATGGTCTGTTAGATCATGAACCAATCACCAATCATAAGAAGAGATTTAGAGTATTCGAAAACAATCGCTTCATGCATTCATATAATGCTGATGGTTATCAAGCAAAATCTACAGTATTTGGTGGTGGATTTGAATATGACATCACCAAAGGATGGACTGCTGGAGCACAATACAATGATCTCTATACTGAAATGATAGGTGTGGATAGCATCTCACACCTCAAGAGACAGCATGTTGGTATATTCAATAGCTTCCATGGCAGAGATGTAGCACTTGTTACAAATGCTGGTGCTTCTAGAGACAAATATGATGTTGCTAGAACCGTTGAATATATGTTTGGTAACTGGGCAAATGTAGAAGGAACACAATGGTGGGTTCATAACAGACTATATCTGAATAACTCTGGTTGGATCAAACCATTCTTAGGTTATACTATTTCTAACATTCGAAGAAATGCTTATACTGAAACTGGTTCTCCAGAATCAGCAAGAAGTGTCGAAGC